AGACTGCAACGCCTTCTTGATACATCCGAAAGCCGGTGAGGACCAGATCGGCTGGAGCGTCATAGCCCCATTCGGCGGTGATAGATCTTTCCCATCCAGGCGCAGCCATAGCCGCTACAGGACACAGGCACAACATCAGTGTGATCAATAATCTTTTCATATCACTCCTTAATAGTTGGTGTATAAACAGGATACCCACTCATATAACCAAGTAACTCCCCACTAGGCAGCATAAACTCAGTCTGCCCGTTCTCTTCCACCAAGACTAACTCAAAGTTATCTGAAATGGTATCCCTCAGGTAGAGCTTCAACTTCTCAATGGTATCAAGATCAAAAGGAACCCTGATATACCCTTCCTGAACCCTCGTACAGTTATGCTTGAAGAGGTCTTCATCCCTCTCAGCATCCTTGTTGATCTTATCTTCAAAGTACTTTGCGTTCTTGAGGCCCAACTCAGCATCCTTGACCTTCTCTTTCGTGGTCTTGATGCGGAGGATTACTGTTCGCATGTTATCCAGATAGCTCATATCAGCCCCCTCAGTGTAAGCTCATCCTCAATCCAGCTCTGATACTCTGCCAGGGTTGCCTTGGGTGGCATGGCTATGATGGCTGTGCGGGAGAAGTTGGCTGCGAATTGAGATATGTTAAGTTTTGCCCCTACCTGATACGTAGAGCCAATAATCGCTGCGACTTTTGCCGCAGCAGCTTCGTTTATTGTCCAAGCAGACCACTCACCCGCGCCAATTCTGACTTTAATAGCCATCCCCATAGCAGTTCTTATTGAGAGAATATCCGCAGATATGCCAACAGCATGAGTATAACCTATACTTATCAAAGTATTAACTCCTGATACCCTTGCTCTCTGATAAATGCTTGCTGAGTCTATGAAGATTTCCCAGTAGTTATCACCATCAATGGCTGTAGAAAAAAGATCTTTTGTAGTAATGGCTGCCTGCAAACTACCCTCCGGAATCACCCTCATAAACACAGCAAAATCCTGCCCACTACTCGGAAACACCCCGGCAGTGCTCGCACTCACCACACGCGCTGTCCGTGTCTGTGCTGCTGCTGTGTCGGCTGCTGGGGCTATTGGGGAGGTGCAGAATGGGGACTCTTCTAACTGGGGGAGGATGAAGTAGACAATCGCCCCTGCATCAATGGCAATCCTTACCTGTCTTGCCGTGGTGTCTGGAGTGACGTTCTCTTTCTTCAGCCGCTGGAAGGTAGCCGGGATCGCTACGGCATCCGCTGCATCTGTTCTGAGATAGACCGTACCTGCACCTACAGCAGCAATGATGTACATCGAATAACTGTGAACATTGACATTGTTAGTAGTCCCGCCAAGGACAGCAATGGCTGCTCCGACTCCGAGCGAGTTGTCCCACTTGTAAATCTTATTCGTGGTGCATATATCAGCCAATCCAGCCCCTGAGAGATAAGTAGCTGGATCAGTCACCACAGACAGCACAGCTGCTCCATCGCCGGTCAGAGTGATGTTCGTAGTAGCTGTGGGATTCGACTTCATGCAAGTCAGCTTATTCGTCATCGCAGGCTCAACCAGCATCCCCTCGAAGGTGTCAGCGGTCTGGATCTGGCGTGAGCCTTTGCGGGTGCTGATGGTGCGGGTGGTGCCTGCTGTGGGCGGAAGCCAATTCGTACCACTCCATGCCCCACCTTCCACGGCAGGATACCCCGCTGGTGTGCGACGGAGGATACCGTCCTCGTCGGGGACTATGGCCTGGCCGCCGGTGTAGGTGAAGTTCGGGTTGACGATGCCATTGTGGATGTCGGTTATCCAGGGAGCATTACCTCCATTAGAACCAAGTCCCATGCCAAAATTCATTAACTGCATTACATTACCTCAACAGAAGCTGCCGTCGTAAATGTATAAGTTAATCCAGCGATAATTCCAGTAATACTTCCAGCTTGCAAAGTTGTAGTTGGAGTAGATCCAGAAATTGCAAGAGTATTTAGATCAGGAACTCTGAAAGCAATATCAGTACTTGCAAATGTAACTGCAACACCAGCTTCAGCTGCTATAATCTTATATGGAGTAAAAACTTGTACAGATATATTTCCGTCATCTTTAGGTAATCTTCCAGTTACACCAATCATATTAATACCTCATAGTAATTATGATGTTGATCTTACAAATAAACTTAAGTTTCCACAGAAACAAATACATACGTTTCTATGGAAAGTTAAAGTTACTTAATTAACTAACTGTGCAAACATCAGAAATTAGCAGCGTCCCATCCGGTTTGACAAACACTACCCAGTAGTTATCAGCAAGAGCAGTAATCGTCAATCCAAGTAGGCCAGCAGCAGTTGTGGTAAACAAACTTGGTCCGGCACTTCCGAGATTCTTCAAAGCCCCATTGGTGAGCACTGCAAGAGTTGTATCAGCCAGATCATTAGTAAGCCCCGTAGCTACCTCACTCAAATAAAGTAGCCCACTCACAGGAGCAGTAAGAGCATTACCTGCAGCATCTTTAAAAACAAATTGAACAGCACATGATCCTACTGCTGGAGTTGCAGTAGTTGTTACAGAGTTAAAGGCAGTTACTACAGTTCCAGTTGCAGGAAGCATTGAAATATCATTAAATGTCGGGCCGTTCTTCCCAAACGAATACTTTCCCATTTTACCACTCCTTTAAGAGTAGCACTGGTAGATATTGGCTTCTACCAGTGCCAGTAATGAAATAATTAATTTGCGTTCACTTATGAACAGCAAGTTATCATGCTGCACCAGGCGAACCAAAAATCCCTCGCGGATCGGACCAACCAAACGAACCCCGGAAAGTTGCTTTGAACTTGGCATTCTCAGTATCAAAGTCATTCTCAGTCCCAAAGGCATCAGGACGACGCTCCATATACTTCAGACCATCCGGGCAGTTTGTCTTAATGAACCAAGCATCGGTATCCGTGAGATAATGATTTACCGAGATTCCCTGAGGGAACTTCTTCGAAGCCTTCAACGCATTGATATCATTGTTCGCTGAGCCAGACTGCCCGATGGATTCGAGAATCCTCATGGCGTCAAACTCAAGAGCCGTGGGAATGATCAACTTCTGAGGCATAATCGCGATCTTCAGGCCACGATCAGTTGTAAAGGCAGCGATGTCAATGCAAGCCTGTTCCAAAGCTGCTTCACTAAGATCTGCAGCAACACTCAGCTCATTCCGCCATGTACCACCAGACTTGTTAGGATGATCAGTAGCACAAAGCTCCTTGCCATCAGAATTAGTTCCCATAGTATACGCAGCAGTAAACGCCCGATTCAATACGTTAGCAGCAATAATCTCTTTAGTCTGCCGAATTGAGAAGGCCAAAGCATTGGCTCGCCGCAGAGCAACAGTGACCGCGATCCCATCTTCATACATTTCCCGAGTAATAATAAATCCCAGGCCGTACGTTACATGAGTGTAGCGACTTACAAATCCCTGCTCTTGCTCGTCATATGCAACCCCGGCGCCTTCAGTCTTCACTGCAGCCAGCCCAAACCCAGTTACACCAGCTTCCTCTTCGAAAGCCTTACTCGAAGTACCCTTTTCAAATATGTCCAAATATTCAATCGGATACTCTTTATACTTCTGCCCGAACCAAGTCTTTACACCAGGCACCAGATCTTTTGCAAAATTACTAGTAGTAATAATACCCATTATAAGCTCCTTTAAATGATGATTAAATAGTTATAGTTAATGTTCAACTAATTAAACATCAGTCGAAATGGTAAGACCAAGTTCATGCTCGCCGAAAAGAATTTCCCACTTGGCATAATCACCAAGATCATTATCTTCCCGGTTAGCCAAGCGCAGAATTCGACAATTTCCAGTAGTGTCAGTTGCAGTATCGCTGGAATCAAGCTCCATCGCAGACTTACCAGTTACAGTCGAACCAGTGCCAACTACAAAGTTCGTCGAAAGACCAACCATTGCAGCAGTGATAGAGTTTGCATCGCTGTCTTCCTGCACTTCAAAGATAACCTGAGGATCATCCACCACAAATGCATACATTGCCGTAGATGCCGGGCGATAAGTGCGATTCGGTGTATCCGGATGATTCATTACATACGGATTATCTCCGAAACCAATTACTACACCTCGCACAGCTGCACCAGCAGTAGCCTGAGTTACAGTCGGATACTTGCCAGTAGCATCAGCAGACCCGGCACCCTTAACCGCATCACCAACAAAAGTTGCTACGTTATCAGTAGCGGGAATATAATAAACACTTATCTTGCCATTCCAAGGAGAACCATTCAAATGCTTAACCGGCTTAAAGCCGAAAGGAGTATCTGTATTAGCCATATCTTTACCTCAACAAAAAAGATTTAAATTTTACGAAATTGTCACACTTCCTGACAAACCATCTTTACCCTCGCTACGAGAGTTTCGCTTAATCTGACTTTCTACGGCACTAATCTTGGCTTGTGATTCGGCGCGGTCTGCCTCATAAATCTCTTCTGGAATCTCCATTAGAACTGCCCTTTTACCACCACCCACATGAGGATTGGAAGCACTCCCAATATTGGTCGGCCTTCCCAACTTAGCATCCCCAACAGGTGATCCATCGTCAACAGCGTTCCATCCAGCATCCTTGAACATCTGAACTCGATCTCCAGTATCATTCACAAACCGGCGCACGAATCCCGGCTTTTGCGGTGCAGTCAAAATGTTACGTGATCCAAGAGGAATTCTTTTGCGGACTTGTTCCACAGGCTTAGATGTACTATTGGTTGTATTTTGCTCAGACATACTAATCTCCAATTCTTATTCTTGCATTCTTGCAATATCATTAATGTATTGTTCTTCGGTCATAATGCCTCCGCGAACAAATTGATTCATTATACTAACCTGATCTGGTGTAAGATCGGCCTTAGTAAAAGTAGAGGCTGAACCTTTACCATTTGATCCTTTATCAACTGGAGATACCGGTCCAATGGGCTTACTTGCCACCTTAGCAACCGTAGCAGACTGAGGTGAACTAAACTTCTCTGGAAAAATCTCCTGAACTTTCTGCCGCACAACTGAGTAGATCCTTTCCAGCGGAGCACCTACATAATTCTGTGCCACACTATCAGCGAACTGCGCCATCTCAGGATCTTCCAAATACCATTGGTTGTCCTGAATCCATTCATCAAACACCGGATTGACAACCTCATCAGGCTTGGAACCTGTATCCATTTTTGGAGCAGCAATATCTTTTTGCTTCTCTTCAATCTGGGCATCCAGCTCTTCGACCTTATCTACATCAGCCAGCTCAATTGCAGATTTGCGTTCCTTCTTAAGAGCAGCGATCTCACCTTGGAGACGTTTTACATCAGCTTGATACACCCTTTCATTGTGTTCTTTGAGTGCATTAATAGATGCCTGAACTGTGCTCAGGTTCTCTTTCAGGTCCTTGTTATGCTTACTCATGGACTTCTGAATATCTTTCGATCTCAGAATATACGTGGCAGCATCAACAGCGTCTTCACCCACATGGTCAGCTCTCCAACCAAGTTGTGCAGCAAGTTCTTCTACAGATGGCGTAGATTTGGATTGACCGGAATCAGCATTACCGTTAGGGGTTTTGGTTTGATTGGAAGATCCGTCATCACCAGATTTAGCTGCCACAACAGCGGAATCAATAGCAGCATTAGTAAGCGTGCTAATGAGATCTGTTGCTTCTGTAGAAGAACTTTTATTCTCTGCACTCGCAATAATGTCTTGTACAAATTCTTCGGACATAATAACACCTATTTAAAAGAGTAACCGAGCCAAAACATCATTGTCATTAATCAATACATAAGATTCATCATCCTTGCCAGTCATGGTCACGCCAGCATATCGAGAATAACTAATCTTATCTCCGGCCTCTGCCCAGGCAGAACCATCATCGAGGTCTTTCCAAGCCGTAGGTCCGATAGCAATCAACTTGCCTATCGTAGCTGCCTGCTGTTCCTTTTCCCGAGTAGACTCTGGAATAATGATCCCACCTTTCGTTTTCTCTTCTACTTTCTCAGGAAGTACCAACAAGTGCCCGCCAGTTGGAAGAATGCCAGATTGATTAATATCCATAATGTCTGTGCTCATAATTATTACCCTTTTAAATAATTATTATCAGTTACCTTAGTAACCGCTTCGTTCGTCAACTTCGCTAGCTACAGAATCACCTTCAAACGAAATATTCAAAATCTGATTAAGGCCATCTATTTGGCCAACTGCTCGGCTAGTAAATCCATGCGTTGCCTGTGCATCTGCACCTATGCTATTGCCATTAGCAAGTTGATCAATTATTGATTGCTTAGTCTTTTTAAGTTCTACAAATAATTCTTTCGTCACTGGATGATTTTTCCATTCTTGGAATTGTTCTGCTGAAATCATTTGGTTATCCTTTTAAGTTGCTCTATTTCCCTGCTGCCTCATCCAACATCTTCTTTCGCTTATTAGCATTTGTTGTTACATTGCCTGCGTAGAACACATTCTTATCTGGAGTGTCTTTCTTGTTTTTACCCAAACCGATTGCACGCAAGAAAGAAAATGCACCTTTCTTCTTTTTTTCCAACTCGTCCATATTAGTACTCCTTAATCAACAATAAACCAATCTTCATCAAGCATATCAGATTGAGAAGCTACCCAACCAGGAATCCATTCTTCCTGAGCATTATACATTGCAAAGTAAGGCTGACAATTAAGTGGCTTATCCTCGCCAATGAATTTTGCAGTCCGATCATTGACCTTACGAGCAGTTCCTTGTGTATTAAATGGAGGAAGCTGCATAGGTTCCATATATACTACAAACATATTCTTTCCATTCCATTTAGATCTTGCAATCTTTTTGCCCTGCTTGGCAGCTCTTATAGCATCTCCGAAGTCCATTTTAATCTCCTTGATTATTACTCTTGATTATTACTCCTCATTCCATATTCGCGCTTCATCGTAGATTCTTTCAGTCCACCAGGCGCCTTACCTAGCGATTGCTGACTTCGTCCAAGTTCAAGTTGCCCAGAGATTTGCTTATCCTGAAGAGCCAGCTTAACCGCATCATTCTGCATACCTGCAATTGTTTCTTCTTGCTCGATCTGAACCTTTGGCACTTCTGCCAATATCTTCTGAGTTTCTGCACCTAACTTTTCAATCTTCGCATTCAGTTCTGCTATCTCCGCCTGGAGCTTCTGAACCGTCAGTTCTTCTTCCGGATCAGATTGATCTTCACTCGGCATGAATCTTTCAACATCTTCAATGTCTAACGCCAGTAAATAACTTCGTAAGATCTCTTGATCATTTAATCCTTGGCCCCTCAACTCTAGCATGGCCTTAGCCTTGAGCAACCTTTGCATCATTGTGGTGCTGTTCGGATCAGCAACTGGCACCACATCAAAGTCTGCACTAGAAAAGTCAGCCTGAACAATTGCTGCCTGATCATCCAGTACAGCACCATACGTCATCTGGTCTAAATAAAGAGCATTCAGCCTCCGTAACTTTATGAACTCTTTATACTGGCTACGGTACAGCCGCTTGTGAATAGCACTATAGACTTGCAATCCTTGTTCAATTAAGGCAAGAACTGACTCAGCCGGAACATTCGCACCAGGAGAGTTGCCAGCAAGAATCTCTGTCATCCCGGCGAGTTCTTTACCACTTTCGATCAGCAAGCCAAGCAATTGGAACAAAACATTACTTGGCTCACGCACTGGCATGGGAAAGATGTTCTTGCGCAGATCATCTCCAGTAGCATCGACCGGCTTCCATTCTCCAGACTTAACTTGAATTGATTTGCCCCGTCCGAGCTTAAGACCTCTTCCTAGGAAGCCAGATTGACGATTTGATAATGTCCCTGCATCAAGCAACTGATTAATAACTGTGTTTATGGCGGAGTTGCTGCTCATCAGAAGAGAGCCAAAGCCCATGCCATAGAAGCCTCCATCAATGGCTGGCATGAACAAGAATCGCGTAAAGTACTGTTCAGGAATGATCTTAACAATCGGTCCGTTCGGATCAACTACGCCAGCTTCATCAGACTTGCGAATAATGCCATCTGTGGCAAATCGAGGTGAGATGCGAACGAGTTTCTGTGATTGTTCATGAATGGTAACTACATACGGTTCTTGATACCCATCACCATCCAGATCATACCAACGATGTTGTTCTAGAAACAAATGTGGCGTGTCATCATCTACATCGGCAGTCTTATCGCTGGTAGCCTGTCCAAGTTCTGCAACATCAAACTTGATGAACACTCCAGAGTTGATCCTCTCAACAATTTCGTTATGGTACAAATAGATCTTGTGAGTAACTCGTGGAGCCCGCTCTAGTGATTCAGCAAAATAATTTACAACCAAATCATCTGCAAAGACTATCTGCGATACTGACTTCCTTTCAATCGAATCAAAGTAAGACTTTTTGAACACGCAACCAATTGCAGGCAAGGTAAAGAGCAGCTGATCAACTCCCTCTTCCCAATCTTCCATCATTGACAGAAGCTGAAAAGACATGAATCGAGAAATTCGCTGAGCCTTGTCGAACTTAAGATTGTCTGGATCAGTCCCTACTACCTTGCCCTTGACAACTTCGTTACCTTTGATAAGCTCAGGATATGCGCGAGCAGCAAACTGGATACAGGCATTAATGATTAGCGGATACTTAACATTCGCAACAACTTCGCCTGCATAGACTTTCTTCTTTACTAGCAACTTTGCCAAGTCTATGATTTGCTCATTGAGCTTTTCCCACTCAGAACGGCTAGCCAGATCGATCTTGTAACCTTCAAGTACTTTAGTCGTCAGATCTGCAAGAACTTCCTTAGGCTGCTTATCTGCCAGATTTGTGATCAGTACAACTGCTTCTGCACGCAGAGCTTCCTTTTCAACCAGGGCAGTTACAACTGGATCAGATGATATGGGAGCAATGATGTCTTCGACCGGCTCTTCAGTTGCCCAGAATGGAACTTCGCCACTTAGAGAAGTGATTTCATCATCAGGAAGAGTAGCGCCCGTACGTGCAGGCAGCTGCGCTGCTTGGGTAGCAACTATTGCATTCGCCATCGGCGTCGCTGGATTGCCAGGATTAACAAGTTCCTCTACAGGAAATTCGTAATTAGTTGCCATGCTTAATATCTCTTATTTACAAGAAGTAAAATCAAGATAGAATTCCTGCCCAGGATTAAAAGTTCCAATGAGATCTGGATTTGTAATCATCATTTTAAGACTTGCTGAGGGAGTCCACTTTGCAAATGAATTATTCTCATCAGTGCCATCTGAAGGAAACTTAGCTGCACATACAGCAGAAAAAAGAATCTCTTCACATGTAGCATGTCTAACAATTGAATCAATCTTTAATTTTGCTCTCATTTTTATAATCAATATGCTAGAATTAAAACTACGTGTAGCCGACTTCGTCGGTATCTTTAGTATCCTGTAACAAGGTTTGTTTCTTGCTGACTGTACAGCTCAGATTCTTCCCACGCTGCAAATTCCCAGTACGGCTTGGCGATTGCTCGCTTTAATCCAGACATAACCAAATATCTCATGCAGTCCATGAGATGGTCCCGGTCCTTAACAATCTGCCCGTTCTCATCCCGCCTGTAAATCCTAAACTCTGAAAACCAATTAACCAGCGAACCAAACACCTTTAGTCTGTTGGTACTAAGCATTTGCCAAACAAGATATAAGCCAGCTTCGATTGATTTGTTGGCATTTTCAATGTCAAGCCCCAGCGTAGTGTAAATCTCATAAAGCTGCTTGCCATCTTCTTGCGAACGGCCATGTGCAGCTGAATCAATCACACCGGGAATCCATACTCCCCTGGCCTTGATTCCATCAGCATGGATGATTGGTTCTTGCTGGCCCTGATAATATTCGGAATACAAATAAGTTATCTGACTGGTCGGATCAGTTGCTGCCCAAAGACAGGCAGTCTTTTTCCATCCTACATCCAACGCATAGCAGCGGAGCCAATGATCTGGAATGGGAAAGTCTTCGACAGTTATGTTCGATTCTAGGATTGGATAAATTGCTCCAGCCCCTAACTGGGGAACGCCTTTCGACCTGGCATCACGTTGATGAGGTGGTAAGGCTGCCCAGAGTTTTTCCTTCTGTTCAGTGGTTAGATGTGGTGCATCATCCCAAGTCGCCTGGATTAGATACTTGCTGCCGTCTTGAACATCTTCTATCTTTCCATTTGGCATGAACTGAAGAACAGTATCAGTTAGTCCCTCTAGTGGCGTGAAGGTCAGCATGATTAGACCGTTCGTAGTCATGGTCCTGGTGATACATTCAGTATAGATCGGCATCGGACATTCTTCGTCCAGCCAAATCAAATCTTGCTCAGTACCTTCGAATGACTTCCGGCCTTCAGCATAAGATTTGATCTTAATTCTGGATATGCCACCAGAGATGTGCTTAACAAGGATAGTATCTACTGCGTTTGGAACTCCGCCGGCTTTAGGAGTAGTTTTGATTATGTATTTTTCTGGAATCAGGCCAGTACCGAAGTCCTCGGGATTTCCAATGAGTTTAAACTGAACTATGTCTCTGGCAGTCGTACTGGTCGTTCCACAAGCCCAGGCAGTAATTGGCTTTGTGAATCTCTTGCCAACCCACCAACTTGGATAACGACCAGTAGCATGCAGAGTAGTCTCATATGCTCCAATGCCTTCAGACTTACCCACGCGGTTTGCAGCCATAATGCAGCGTTCAGAATACTGACTTCCGGCTGCAAAAAATGCCATGTGCTTAGGGTAAGCGTGCCGACTTAATAAACCGTCTTCGGGATAATATTGGGCTATCTTATTTTGGCGCAGCCGAACATTCTTTGCCTGAAGAAGTTTTAAGTATTGCTCTTTTTGATCTCGATCAAGAGTTGCCAGATCAACCATTATGGCCTCTTGATATTGTGGAATGGATCAAAAGATAGGTCTTCCAGAACAGTTGGGTCTTCCACCAAGATGGGTTCTTCAAAATCAGTTTCGCTGAACAGATAAGACGGGTCATTGTCATCAGGGAATAAATCTTCCAGAGTTAAGTCATCCTCGATTTTGGAATCCGTAAAACTTGGAACAACTGTGAAAGGTTTGGGGGAAGAGAGAGTTTGTGCAGTTGATTCAGTTAAAGTAGACTTTAAGGATTTCTTAATCTCTGGAAGATTTTTACCGTGAGTTTTGTCGATCGAGGCTTCGATTGCTGCAATTTCAGCATCTAGCTCTTCATCAGTCTTGGTCTGGAAAGTCATGTCAACACTCAGACGATCTGGAGCCTTATAACCATTGCGATCCAGCACATCTTTTGCTGCATTGAACTGAACTGCGGCCGGCACAACTTTGCGTGACCTAGAGTCGAGAAGGTGCTCGAAGGTATCGAGTGCAGCGCGATTGAGGCTGACTAACTTTTTGCGGACATCAAGAGTTGCTTCGTGTGCGCGGTCTTGAAGGCCGTTCAAGTAGGCTTGCCCCAGAGGGGAACGAAGAATTGTAGATACAGACGTATGAGCCATCCCAAGGCGTTCAGCTATCTCGTTATTCGAATACCCATTAAAGGACATTTGAATAATGTTGCGATGCTGACTTTTTAACTCCTTGAGCATAGCTGGTGTCCTGACTGGTGAAGCGGTTAAGATGGATGGTATGAACCTGGTGGACGTGTCCTACTTTATAGAAACATATTCTTAGGGAAAGGTCAAATAAAAAGTGAATGATTCCTTAATTATAGCAGATGACCTTTTTCAGCGTCTATCTCCACCAAATGCCGGCACTTCTGGTTGCCCGGCAATAATATGAAGGCCGCCTGACTGATAAGGATGCTAGTTCAGTTTCTATGCTGCAAAGTTGCAAGGTTGCTAATTGAAAATTGTTCCCGAGGTGGATGATGTTAACTGACTTCGCCAGCCTACTTGGTGTTCATTTGTGAACAAAACTTGCGAGTGGTGCTAATTGACGGCAGTTCAAATTTGCTTGAATTGAAGTGAGTTAGTTGATGGAGTTAAATGGAGGCAGTTCAAATTGTGTTATTTTCGTAACTCTATATAGAAACCCTAATTCACTACAGAGAAACCGAGGCATCAAGCTCCAGGCAGGTCACGCACGCAAAAGATTGTTCCCACTCGCTACGTGATAATCCAGGCGAGCAGGTTATGCAGCAAACAAGATGATCCAGGCTAAACGGGATAGCATCATATAGATATGGGCCTGACAATATTGGCAAGAAATAGAAAAGTAGCACCAGGCGAAATGGGGAATAGAAAAACTGTTGACAAAGCAAGAATGGGGAAGTATTGTACTGGTGAAAGGTGAGACAAGTAGAGAATGAAACAAGGTGAAAAATAATTCTTGACAAACCTTGCGAAGTTTGATAAACAGGAATTGGCAATGGTGCCAAGAGTAGGGAAGTAAAAGGCCATGGAAGAGAAAGAATTGGTACAGAGAGAAAAATTAATTGAACAGATCGAAGGTTATTTCGGAGTAATGGAAAACTTGCATAAACTTAGCACGAAAGAATTGGTTGTAATTTTTCAGACTGTTAAGATTATGCAGAATAATACAGTCAAAGAAATTATTTCTATTCGAGAGGGGAAGAAATAAAACTTGACAGTCACGAAATAAGTAGTATATAAGTAATCATCAGGAACAAAATAGTTTTGTATCCTGAAAATGTGGAATCGTCCACAAAAGAGAAACCGGAGGTATTACCATGGCACAATCAATTTATGTCACACTGGAAACTTTGAATACAGAAACTTCTGTCCCGGAAATCAAGGACAAAGACGGGAAAGTGATTCGCAAGAGTTATGGATCGGTCAAGCATACTTTGCCGAGAAGTAATTACCCAACGCCGGAAATCTTTGACAATGAAGAGATGTTCTTGGCATGGGCCAGGGAACGGGGTGCATTGTTGCACCTGTTACAGAATGGCATTAGTGCAGACTTGATTGATGATCGGGCAATTTTCAAAGCTCCGGTAAAGGGCGAATGGTCCCCAGAAACTGGTCAAGCCAATGTTGATAAGCGAGAATGGACTATCTCTAAACGTCCTGAGAATGCCAAAAGTGACCAGCAAAAAGCGATTGATGCAATGTCCAAATTGTCCCCGACGGAACTTGCGGAACTTATCGCAAAGATGCAAGCGGCACAATTTGCACAACCTGAATAACTTTAACCATTCAATACCGGGCATAGTCCATGCGATTATGTCCGGCACTTAATAGGAATCATTATGAAGATTAATCGTTTACGAAAAGACCTTGAATATGGGCAATGGTTCGGGAAAGCAATAAAAAGTACATCTTCGAAAGATGATATGGCAGTAATTCGTTGCATCTTGGGAAAAGATTTAAATAACGTGCCTGGAGTGTTAAAGTTTATCGGGGATTTTCCGGCAAGGTACAATAAAGCAATTGGAACGGGTATACTAATTGAATTGATCAAGTGAGTTAATGCCTAACAACCTTTGCTGTTTAGCAAAAACTTGCAAGGCTAGTGAGATTAATTCTTGCTAGCCTTTTTGCATTTCGGGCAAGTTATGCCTGTTGAAGAGGTTGTCAATATATCAATTTTGCTTATACTTATGTTTGCTACATCGTGTTAGGTGCCACTTACGATGCGTGTTAGGTTAAGAGTTTGCTTACATAGATCATGTAAGTATTTAATGAAATGGTTACGTAGATGCAGATATTTCGCGCCCCTGGCACGGTCTTTGCTAGGAACATTATATACTACGCTGTAGTAGCCTAACAGCTATCATAGGTAGTGCACCTAACAAACAATATCAAAAGATACTAGGTAAGTGGTTGGAATTATTAGACTGGTTGTATACGTGTACTAAGGGCAACGTAAACTCTAACCTCCCCCCCTTTCAAGGAAGCTGTATAGGTGTAAACGTATACAGAAAACAGAATGGAGGAGGGGGGAGGTCTATGTTAGTATATAATTTTTTTATTAAATACTTAAATACGAGGGCCAAAGGGGGGGGAGATTTTATACGTATACCCGCCAACACGTATACTATCCCACTACATGCCCGACACGTACCCACCACGCTACGTTCACCCACAGCCATACCCACATAGCCACCGGCATCGCCGGACGCAACCGCCGGCCATCCTGACCGCTTTTCCGGCATGGCTACGCCACCCGCCACCCACGTACTATATAGGTTCCACAAAATAGCTACAACATAGCCACGCCCAACCGGTAGCACCGTTTACGAAAAAACAGGTTGACACCGCCACACGTATACGGTACAATCTACCATGATATAGCTATGTTATCTCACCATCCAACAACCATTACCTGGAGGTCACCATGCAGCAGAATGACTGGAAAGATATTCGATGGAACGAAGCGAATGAATTGTTCAATGAATTGGTATGGCAAATCAAAGATTTACACGAACGAGAAATGATCAGCCTTAGCCAAACAGTCAGCATTGTCAGTGATAGGTTAGCATCGGCAAGTTTGGACTACTAACTGAATTACAACCCTTAACCTGAATTACAACCAAGAGCAGCCATGCAATCAACCAAGATTGAAAAAGTTCAAACTCATTGCAGCATTTGCAGGCAGGCAATCACCATAATTAAAGGTCGATCAAATGTCTGTGATCCATGTAAAGCTAGCCTAATCTACATTGCAAGAAACCATGACTTTTCATGGACCAAAATAGAGAACCTAAAGCTCAGGCTGGAAGCTCTCATAATCAGCAAGAACAATCCAAAGCTGGCAATAGCAGAAAGTTTGAGACAAGCCATAAAGAAGGCCAAGGCCAAGATATGAACGACATCAAATTTTACTATGCCCTAGAGCAGGAAGAACTACTATACCTGAAGGATCAATGCACTATTTGGATGCCTGAACAACAGGCAGAAAAGCCAAAGATTTGGACATCCATTCAAGTCATAGCCACCTGTGATCCGAATTATCTCTTCATTATTAGGAATCGCATACAAGCTGGCCTTATGACACCTGAGGAAGTCATCTGGATTACAGTCAAGAACAAAACAGCCACGGGCCACATATTTGGAACTAATGGCCAGATTATGACCTTTTTCAGAGTTGCCTAACCTAACAGAGCATCGCAAGTGCCTGCCTGTAACCAACAGTCAAAGGAGCTAACATGGCAAAGAACAGCTGGTGCAAGTTTACAGTACAAGGCAGCAAAGATTTCCCCCTTGACATGCTGCGGTATGATGCATGTTATCCGGCCACAAGTGAAGATGCAATTAACCTAGCAGCTAAGGATTCTCGGAAAGTAACTTTAATCTCAACTATGATTACAGACCCAACAGCAGGCAGATGGAATTCATTTGGATGGCAAGTAACTGACAAAACAATCATAAAGTAAGGAGAACTCAGCATGGCCTATACAATCAAAAACTTTAAGACAAAGAAAGAAATTAAACTTGCCCTGGCAGCCGGAGAGAAAATAACTTGCTACCAGCCAGGGCCATTCGGACCGTCAGTACCTGCCAATGGCACTATCTATTTGGAAGGCCCACATTATCCAGAGCCACATAAATGGTATGGCCAAGGCCAATTGAAGGATGGCGTTCTGGTAAGCATTAAATAACCTCGCTGACTGAATAACAGGTTAGAAACAATCAAATTTAAGGATTCTAACCTGTTGTTGAGTTAGCAAGATTGATAACCTCAACCAAGGAGACAGCCATGAAAACTGAAAAACTATCCTTCTTTCAGCGATTAGTAATCATTGCAACATTCATCATCATTACCTACGGATTAATTAGTTACATTGAACACCTTAGATAGCATCTAAGCAAGCGACAAAATCGCCTACTCTTAACAAGCGCAATCTCAATCTAAGGAGTCTTAATTATGTTTAGAACAGAATCAGTTTTCTTTTATCAAGGGTATAAATGTGTAGTTGTTTTCACTAAAATTGGGCATCGCTGCGGATATGTAGCGGTCACTCCAGATCATCCACTGTTCGGAATTGCTTATAGTCAAGATATAAAATCACCAGAACTTTTACAAGAAATATCAAACTCAACTATTGGTAAAAAATCTCTTATTGACATCTTTTGTTGGGATGGAAAAGAGGCAAGATTATCATTATTAGTAAATGTTCATGGAGGAATTACTTATTCAGGATTATCACATTTGTCCAATTTTCCAACAAACCAATTTGATAAGGTTTGGTACTTTGGTTTTGATTGTGGGCATTATGGAGATGGTAAAGATTTGAAAACAGCTGTTAAGTATTTTGGCTTAAATAGAATGAAATGGATTCTTGACTATGAGGACAAATATGGATATGCAGACAAAGATGAAGTACGTTCTTTGTCTTATGTAAAAAATGAATGTAAATTGCTTGCAGAACAACTTGATTGCATTAAAGAAATTCTTATTCAAACAAGAGTTAAAATAAACTAACTGGGCAAATAATTAGTTTGGCTGTTCATTTATGAACGACCAGGCAGAGCCATTCACAAGACAAACTAACAGGAGATTACAATGACCTCACAAGAGATTATGGCTTTCCAAGGGCATGAATTTACCTATTGTTACAGCGATGGTGATACAATGCCAGCATATATTAAGAAGATAGACCTAGATAAGAACTTAATAACCTGTTGGAGCTTTTCCTTAGTCACAGATCAAGGATATAAGTTTAAGCCTTTAAATGATGAAGAAGAAGCCGAAGCTGCTTGTTGTGTAGCTTATGAAAACTCCTTAGATGGAATCATTTCCTTAATTAACCAAATAAAAACTACTGGAAAGTTTCGCCCTGAATTAAAAGGTAAATTGAGGTTTTTCTTTGGCTGCCCATTCTAAAAATCAACCCAGGTTAAGCTCATGTCAATTAAGAAACGCTCCAAAGTTAAGCGTCCCACAATCAGGTTCTTCTCATCCAGCGATACTTATTGCGGATTTAAATTCCTTACCGAAGTTACTTACTTCGAACTTACAAACTGGCTCAAGAGTGGCAATTACCTCAAGCATAATGATCAGATCATAGATTCAAGGTCTCCCAGCAGTCAAATTTTCTCCCTATTAAGGAAAGGAAAATAACCATGCAGAAACTATGCCCAGTTTGCCAAACCCTCAATAATGCAGTCGGCTTTGATTTGAGTCAGCGAGAACTTCATAACCTCCACCAACTGGGCTTGCATGAGCATCTTTGCAAGACCTGCTATCATAAAGCACTCAGCAACTTGGCAACAGCTACAAAATCTGAGCTAGTTCCCCTGAACAAGAAGAAAGAAGAGACACAACTTGCCTACCAAGAAGCGGCTATGGCCTGGAAAGAAAAAGCCGATTTGTATCGCATCATAGATTATAACATCAGTATAAGTAAGTTCAATATCCAAAAGAGGGAAACAGCCAAAATTGCAAAGATTCCCACAGCCAAGGAACCTATCAATATTGAAGTCTTGGCAAAACAGATTCTTGCATCTTTGAACCAAGAACAGCAAGAAGCAATCTTGCGAACTTTTAGGCAAACACAAACTATTAACCAGCAATCATTATAAGGAACCAAGCTCATGTCAAATCCAGTCATAACTTTCCGTCTATCTCCCTATCAGCTAGCCCGTGGCCTGCAAATTGTTCGCGCACTTGAGCCAGACTTCCACCTCACTAGTCTTAGCCAACTAGTCAAAATCATCTATACTGATTATTTAGCCAAAATGTCACTTGGCCAAACAGATCAAGTAGACCCAAAAATCATGAACGAAATTAAGAATTTCATCATCAGTCCAAAGAAAAGGGAAATCAATCTCTCTAGCCTGGCAGATGATGAAGAAAACCTAGTAAGTTTGAATAAGTCAACTCTTTTCATGCCATTGCCAGATGAGATATCCGAATCTTCCATAGGCACTGTAACTGATTTCAGTCCTCCGAGTGATTGGATGGACGAAGGAGATGAAGAAGATGATTAAAGATTTTCAAGGAAACTATAGATGGCTCAGCAACTTTGCACCAGTAACAATTAGCATAGAAAATCGTAATTATCCTTCAGTAGAACATGCTTATATGTCTTTTAAGTCTGATGAATCTACCTGGAAAGACTTTTGTGCTAATGAAAACAACTCTGCAGGAAAAGTAAAAATGACTTCAAGAAAGATCAAACTTATAGAAGATTGGAACGATTCATTCAGACTCAAACTCATGGAAGATCTTATAAGAGTAAAGTTCAATCAAGAACCTTACAAAAGTAATCTTTTAGCAACAGGAAATCAAAATATTCAAGAAGGTAATTATTGGAATGATAAATTTTTTGGTATCTGTCTAAAGACTGGCATGGGAGAAAATCACCTTGGTCGATTAATTATGAAGATTAGAGATGAATTAAATAAGGAGACCTGTCATGAATAGAACATCCATTGAAAGAGCAAACAAACTCGTTATAAAACATCTTTCATCTCTTATTACTGCACATCTTTTAAGTGCAGCGTATGAACAATACACTCCAAGCAGTGATCCTGACAAAATGGATTCCATTATCGCAGATGGCCAGAAAAAAGCTAAAGAACTTCGTCGCTTACGAGAAGAGTTTGAAAACATATCCACTGGAATCATTGGGCCTTATTAATAACTTTAAAGGAATCTAACCATGAGCAAATCTCGCGTAGTTTCAACCAGAATGACAGTAAATGATCTTGCCAAAGCTAGAGATGGCCTAATCTCCAAGGGCATCAATCAGGCTGAAATCTCCACAGTTAGTCAGATTCTCAGACTAAGTATTTACTACGGAATCATTTATCTCTGTGATGATCCGAAAGATCCTCCAACTCAGGAATCCATCAACTTTATAAGGCAAAAGTTCAGTCAAACCAAAGTAACTAAAGCATTAACCATAACTGATCTTGAATAACAAGGAGAAAACTATGATATCTTTAATCTCTTTTGAAGATTCTTTTGCATTACCTGAAGAAGAGGCAAAAATCCTTAAGCTAAACTATACAACTGTAGATCTCTGTAAAGATTATAATGACAGAATTAAGCCTAAAGGCCCATATGACCATTATAAAGATGATTTAGTCCAAAAACAAGAAGAAGAAAAAACAAAGTTTTACTTAGAAGGAAGACAAATAGAATATTATTATGTCTGCACAAAATTACCAAATAATCATGGATTAGTTTGGGTAGAGAAAGAAAATCATCTTGTAGACTTAATAAAATTTTCTTTATCTTGCAGATATAAATTCTATATTCAAAAAACAATCAAATCAGAAGAACCAACAGTACAAAATATCCAGCTTATTTTATCTGAAATAGAGGATAAGGCAGCAAAAATTGAAAAAATAGTTGATCTTTTACAATCCTCAACATTCAATCAAAAAGTAAATGTTCATGTAGGTGGTGGATTAATAACAACTTATAATGAGCTTTCTTTAAAAGAAGACATTTGCACTGATATTCTTCAAACTGAACTTAATAATGGCTGGAGAATTATTGCTGTTTGTGTTCAACCTAATCAACGACGGCCTGATTATATTCTTGGAAGATATAATCCAGTATTAGAAGTTACATCAAAAAACGAAGCTTCAAGATAAAAATAAGTAAAATTTCAAATCAAAAATTATCAAAATAGAATATTAATTTAATAAGGAGCCCTAAATGAACCTACATATTGATAGTCACTGGAAATGGGCAGCCATGGATTCCGATGGAGCCTGGACTTTCTATGCTGATAAGCCTGGAATAGAGGGCCATGAATGGCAACCAACAATATCTGCTGGAGAATCTATCCCAGGCAAGCAATATATAACAGTCTCCAGTATCGTAAGAGGTTTTCCACATCTTACCAATTGGCATGAATCTTTGCATCGAATTATTAATAACCAATTGGTAAAGTTCGAACTTCCAAAAGAATCTCCAGCAGTTATTCGTGCAAGAGAAATTCTTGAAGAAATCGGCATAGTTGATGTTCAGGGAGCGTCCGCAGATCAGCTTAAGCCATTAGTTAAGATTATTGAAGCTCTTAATTATTATGTAACACGTTTTTATAATATAAAGGAATAACAATGAAACACATACCAATATTTCTTTGTGGCATTGTAATTGGTATCATATCTACTTCAATCCTAATCGGCATTCTTCTATCAACAGAACCTGATCCAGCAGACTGGAATCAGATAACCAAGATCGAGGCATCAACTAATGAGAAGACTTCAAACTTATAAAACGCCTCCAGATTTTAAGTGTCCATCCTGCAATCAGCCATGCACAATAATTGGCCTAGACAATTCATTCAGCTACTCAGGCACTCATTGCACCCATGGCCAGTCTGGAGTCCATTATCCATCTGGTTATGGCGAACCAGTCACTAACTGTTGCGAAGCTGACGTGCCAGATGCTGAGCTGGATGAACCAGATTATGATTATTAAAGGAGAATAATGATGAACAATTATTTAGTTGAAAAAACGATAAGTAAAATAATGATTGCTAAAGATAAAAAAGCAATTTTATTTATTACTGAAAATGAAGAAGTCATTGCTAAAACTGATGGAGATTGTTGCTCAGAAACATGGATTGAACATGTAGAATTACCATCATTAGGTTTTCCAGCTAAAGTTATTTCTGTAGAAGAGCTTGAATTAAATAAAGAACCTCAAAGAGATAATAATTATGAGTGTTTAGAATTTTATGGATGTAAAATTACTACAGATAAAGGAGATATCATCATTGATTATCGTAATGAATCAAATGGATATTATGGAGGTGAGTTATGTTGGCCTGGAGATACTTTTTATGGTGGCGTTTTTGGACAAAATGTTTCTGAAGAAGAATGGGAAGATCTCTTACAAGATATTTAACGGAGCCTAAGTTATGGTAATGAAATATAAAGGAAAAACTCTCACAGCCGAACAAGAATCTCACGTAAACAAAATCCTTGACGGCAACGATTATGCTATTCAGGCGCCTCCAGGCAGTGGCAAAACTTTTTTGCTCCTGGCCATGGCACGTAAAATGCCAGGTCTTGGCCTTTCAATCTCTTTCAACAAACTACTTGCTCAAGAAGCTGCAACTAAATTCGCCAGCACTGTAACTTGCAAGACCGGCCATGCTCTGGCCTACGGATCAGTTGGATTCAAATACAGGAAGAAGCTATCCAAATTGACAGGAAAACAACTAGCGGATACTTTTGATATCGGAGACTGGCAGCTTTATAACAGTCCAGCCAACAAGGGATATCTTATCCTAAATACGATCCGCAAGTACTGTTATTCTAGCGACGAAGTTATGCAGTACAAACATTTGCCAAAACTAACCATCTTACAAGACGCAGATCTGGATGTTATGCGAGAAGATTTGATTCAACACGCAAATCTTGTGTTTAACGAAATGGCAGATGTAACCAAACCTATGCCAATAACCCATGATGTTTACTTGAAAATATGGGCACTTACCAACCCAATCATCAACAAAGACTTCATCTTCTTTGACGAATACCAGGATAGCAACCCAGTAATCGCTCAGGTAATCAAGAACCAGAGTTGTCAAAAGATTTTTGTTGGTGACCAGTTTCAGCAAATTTACTGTCAACCTGCTGGAACAATTATTGCTGTTGCAAATAGAGCGCATTGGTATAAATCTACTACCGATAAACCAATAGAAAAAATAAAAATTGGAGAAAAAATAATAACATATGATAATAGCCATGTATTTAAAAATGGAAGAAAAGTTACAAGTATTACAGAGGTTGATTATTCTGGGAGATTAATTGTTGTGGTTACTGATCAAATGCATGAATCTAAATATATTCCAAGACATCAATGTATAATAAAAATAAGTACTAAACTTAAAAAGAAACATATTGTTTACCTTATGAAAAAAGGAAATCAGTATCGAATTGGAAAAGTTCCTTATTTTTATGAGAGTCAACGAAATCAATTTGGGCTTGGTTTAAGAGCTAGTGTAGAACAAGCAGATTCTGCATGGATTTTATCTGTACACGATACAACAGAAAACGCTCATTTATTTGAGTCTTATTATCAAGCAATGTTTGGTATTCCAGGAACTTGTTTTAGAGAACAGGATAAACATAAAATAGAACTTTCTTTTTTCTGGGAACTTATTGGAGATAATTCTATTAGAGGACAAGATTGCTTAAAACATTTTGGCTTATTTTTAGATATGCCTTTATGGAAATCTGGTACAGATTCTCTTGTAGGTGTCCGTAGACCATTTATAACAGCAGCATCAAATTTACATGATGGTATGATGATGTTGCCATTAGAGAATACTATTCAACATGAAGGAAAAAGAGACTATTCGGCAACTGATAAATGTTGGGTCCCTATATATGTAAGAGAAGAACATTATGATGGTAAAGTGTATTCTTTAGAAGTAGATGATCATCATACATATTATGCAGATGGTTTATTAACTCATAACAGTTGGAGAGGCGCGGTCAATGCCCTACAAGACGACAATCTTACAAAGCTCTACATTACTAGAAGTTTTCGTTTTGGTGAAGACATAGCTAACATGTCAAACACCATAATCTCTGGCTACTATCCATATGGTTTCGAGTATGTGCCATTTCATGGTAACGACGATGTGCAATCTTCAATCCATTATGAACCCTTACCTGCTGTAGATGCAATTCTCTGCCGGACAAACAAAGGCATTATAGCTGAAACCATTAATGCTCTTGACAAAGGCTTGTCAGTCCACATTCTCGGAGGAACTCAACAGCTAACATACTTGATCAATTCAATAATCCAACTTAAGCTAAAAGGATATACCAATCATCCAGACCTCTTCCTCTTTAAGAACTTTCCAGATCTTATTGAATATGCCGATTCTCCGATGGGCGGAGATATTAAGCCAATCCTCAAGTTAATCGAAACTTATGGCAGGGAACGGTTACTCAACATTCTTGAATCAACTGTAGAAGATCCATCCGAAGCCGATGTGACCATAACTACCGCGCATAAGGCAAAAGGGCTAGAATGGTCAAAGGTTCGCCTAGCAAATGATTTCAAAGTCCCAAGCGATAACGGCAACCCCACAACTGAGGAAACTAACATATTGTACGTTGCTGCCAGTCGAGCGCTGCATCAACTCGATCTGAGCAAATGCGAAGCATGTTGGCCTTCTACCTTTGACCGTGCTCGCAAGGTTGCTTACGAACAATGGCAAGTAGATCAGATGATTGAAAATGAGGAATGATCCTAGGCAATGACAACTATAACAACTCAATCAGAATTCAATCTTCTTCCACCTGGACATTACACCATCTCAAGCTCACTTGTAGCCCATCTTCTCAACCTTTACTGGAGAAATGCCATGTACAATCGTCAACTAGCCAAAATAGTAAATCTTTACCAAGAAGGTGTATCAAGCGAGGTATGTATCGCCATAATCATGGACCTGACCAAAGAGCTAAGTCCTCTTGCTCGTGCAAGCTGGATTCATAAGTTTTATGAAGAAGTTATTAATAAGGAGAAAGCATAATGGAAGAACCTTTTAGTCTAGTATCATTTTCCATGGGCTTAGTTATTGGTTCAGTTATTGGTATAGGAGGAATGTTTCTTGCTGATCGAGGTGACTTGCTTGCCCAGGATAAGATTATTGCAAATCTTGAGGCTGAAGCAAAATTCAAGCCAGTCATAACCATTGATGCTTTAGGCATTTGTAAAGTAACTACTGGTGGAAAGAGCTTCATGCTCATCGACGTTACTGAAGAACTCCGAGGCATTGAAGAAATCGACGAATCTTATCGAGCAACTGAACAAGAAATTGCAGCAGAAGAGCAATCTAAATAAAGGAAAACTAAATGGAAATTCAAGAAGGCGATAAATGTTTAAATTGTGGTGGTATATTTGGATATGAAAAAGTAGAAAATTGTAGCTGCCATATCAATCCACCATGTAGAGCTTGTGAAACAAATCCACTTGTATGTCTTGATTGTGGATATGATCCAGAATATTCTTTGGAAGAATGGAATAAAGGATAATTAAATATCTAAGTAAAGGAGGTGCAAATCTTGATTCCACGTAAATTCTTGCCAGAACTAATCGGAATGAATCTTTACCAAACTGGCCGAGGCGAATCTTTTTATGCTTGGAGCCATAAACATGCTATCACCAAGCGGCCAAACGAACTAATCTATTTCATCACTAATGCTGACAAGAGAATCTTAATTGTTAACAAATAAGGAGCTCACTATGAACAACTACAAAGTAGACTTTTCAGCAGAAACATCCTTTAAAGACAAAGTCGGCTGGTTTTATGTAGCTATCTTACTCATCATTTGCATCATCGGAGTATTATAACTATTAACTATTTAGGAGCCTAGCCAATGTTCAAGCACTATCCAGCTGAGGTAAAACATGCCATTGATGTGCTTTGGAATTATTCGCATGATGCCTATGCGTCAGGCCGAACTAAGAAAGAACTTCGCAAAGAAGGATATGATTGCAAAGGTAAAAAGGCAATGATGCATGTGTTTGTGTTGCCATATCTAAAGGGTAAAAAAGGCTAAAAAAGTGAAAAGAGTTGTTGACAACGGGGCCTTTTTCGTCTATAGTGGGGGGACATTCAACGGCAAAAGCCATGAAAAGCCCAAAAAAGCCATCTATCAGTAGATAGGCTCAAACTACTAAACATACCAAAGGAGGCCAAGGAAACCAAAACTTATCTGTAAGCTACCTGAAACTTTTTGTACCTGTTAGTAAGATCAAAATCAGTTTTAGTTGTATCACTTGTTGGGCATAAGGCCCATTTACCAACCACCCTAATTAGGAGAATCAAACATGTCCATGATCAAAGTAGTGTCCAATCAGGCAAATCGTGAGATCACCGTTACCGAGCCGGCAGTTTTGAACCTCGGCACTGTTGAAGAGATGGTCCAGTCCCTTGGAGACGACCTGGCCCTCAACATGATCAAGAACCAACTCAAGGTCAGCTTCCGCGCAGTTGTTCGCCGTAAGTTGGAAGAAAAAGACGATAACGGCGAATTCAGCAATGCCGATGACGCTATCTTGGCTGAGGACTTCAGCGATTGGAAACCGACCCTGAGGATCACGAAGACGCCTGAAGAGAAAGCTCTTGAAGCCCTCGGCAATCTGCCTCCGGAAGTCAGGGATGCAATTCTGGCGCAGTTCAACAATCGGTAATGCCTGAACGTCTTGGACACGCAGACGATAAAGCGAAGTGGGAGCTGGTGGAAGCCCAGCAATTCTTTTAACCTTCAACTCTTTTATGCCGGGAACGCATTGGATAGAAGTTCCATGCGCACCATCTGACCTGAATTGACAGGTATCGCTAACATGACGATGTTAGAATCGGCGCCTTGTTAAATTCCATAAGAGGCTTTCTCAAATGGATATTGAAAATCTTAATCTCATTATCAGTACACTAAATGAACTTGGAACAAACTCCAAGGAAGCATTTATGTGGTGGCTCGCAGTAACTTATGGAGCTACTTATTTGTTTGGTTTTATTTGGTCATGTATAGCATTATATATTATAAAACTTGGATATAGATTAATTAATAACTTAACTGATTCTAGTAAACTCATGAAGGCTGCTGGTGTGACAGGCTATTTCACCCCTAGTGAACTCAAAAAAGCTTGTGAAACATTAAGAAAGCATTATAAAGATACGCGCATTTAGTTAAATCAACCTGAATAAAATTCAACGAGAGGTTTCTCAAATGAATTTTCATGAAAAGATCGATTACTCAGCCTTATCAACTTATCTAACTTGCCCCAGGCGATTCTTGTTTCAGTATGTGCTGAACCTCAAGCCTGCGGGCCAATCAATCCATCTTGTCTTCGGCTCATGTTGGCATTACGGGCTGGAATCTACGTACAACCTTCTGAAAGACAAACAATCTCTGTCTGTTCTCGAAGCAACAGAACATTCAATCAAGAGCTTTAACAAACTCTGGAAGCTCGACGGCGAGCCTTACTGGAAAAACGAGGATGCAATCTTCCCCAAGAGTCCAGGCCATGCTGCTAATATGTATAAAGCATATTGGGACCGCTTCCTTACCAGTGACATAAAAGATCGTTCGATCCTTGCAGTTGAAGCACCTTTCTCTATTGATCTATCAACCAAAGATGCAAAGCTTCCAAATTATATTGGTCGCATAGACCTGATCTTTTCCAATGGAGCAGACGGGATTGATATTCTTGACCACAAAACAGCGAAAGCTATCTACTCTACTACACCCCAAACCTTTGAAATGTCATTCCAATCCGATGGTTACTTAACTGCTGGACGAATTTTTTATGATAAAATCCCCACAATTACATACCGAATAGCTCTTTGTCAGAAAAGCAAAATTGATTTTGTACCAATAACTATCACTAAACGCTCTGCTGCAATCGAACACTTCCTGTCTAATCTTTGTCATTATGCAGCAGAAATTCAGACTAACCTAAACCTTCTCGAAGAAGACAAGATTAACTGTACTGAACGAACAGACATCTTGCAATCTTTTCACCGCAATCCAGGCTATGCCTGCACTACGTTCAGCTCAATTTGTTCTTATTACGATCTTTGCAGACTTCGCAATAATCCGTTGCACTGGCTGGAAAAGGCTCCTCAAGGTTTCATGCATTCCGAATGGGACCCGGAGCTTCACGAGGAAAGAACAAAGAAGAGACTGACTGAAGTCTAAGATTAATTCATTTAAAGGAGTTTTAAATGAGCATACCTGACCCAGCATCAACACCATCTGTTGATACAACAAAGTTTCACAAAGCAAAACTAATTGAACGTAAGCGAATCTTTGATCTAAAATTTCTGCTTGCGGGTAATTCCGGATCTGGCAAGACCCACCTCACAGCCACCTATACCAAGGGACCTTTGCACTACTACATGTTTGACAAAGGAGGTGAAAAGACCATTGAGAAGATATCTAAGAATCGAAGTGATATTACTCTGGATAACTTTTCTCATGATGATATGTTATTTTCAGATTTCTGGCGCACTTTCCAGGAAGATGAAAAGAATGGGCTTTTTGAATGGCTGAAGGAACAAAGCGGAATGTTAGTGTTGGACAGCTTGACTAACGCTAACAAGAAAGCGATTCATGAGATTGAGAAAAAGTCAGGCATTACACCGTCTGGTATTGGAAAGAAGATTGACATGAAACTGGGTATGGCACCTGCTCATTGGGGCCAACTGCTGAACTGGATGACAACTCTTGTTAGTTCTCTCCAGGAACTTCCATGCGCTGTATCTGTAACTGTCCATCTTCATACACTTATGAATTCTGATCAAGAAGTAGTTGCAAGGTATCCAGCAGTCAACGGTCAATTTCGTCAGTTGCTTGCAGCAGATTTTGATGAAGCCTACCTGTTGACAACTCAAGGCACTAAGAGGCAAATCTTCTTTACAGAAAAACTAGCATTCGAGGCTAAGTCCAGGGTTTTTGATATGCCAAAGGTTGAAGGAGTTACAATGGATGATTTAGCCAAAGCATATCTTGCCGGAAAAACAATAATTCCTCAAGGAATTTAGTATGAAAAATCTAGATATTAGAAGTTTTGATAGTTTTATAGAGTTAAAGAAACGTTTTTTATCTAGAGTGCCAAAGAAGTACTTTACCACTTCTTATAATGATAAATGTTGGTATTGGAGAGCAGAAAATAAAAATCCAGATTATCGACAGCTTAAATGGGGTGGTAAGATGTATTTAGTTCATAGACTATCTTATTTAATTTTCAATGGACTCATTCCTTTAAATAAGATAGTTCGTCATACATGTGACAATCCTTCATGTATAAATCCTAAGCATTTAATTCTTGGTACTCATTATGATAATTCTATTGACTCAGTAAAAAATAATAGGCAAGGGCACCAAAAATTAAATATAGAAGCAGTAAAAGTAATTAAATGGATGTTAAAGTACAAAAATAAAAGAGGATTAACAAAAAAGTTATCTATTTTATACGATGTAGATGCCTCAACTATTACCCATATTAAAAAAGGAGATCAATGGGGCTGGGTTGAAGTGTAAATTATTGTTTTTAAGTAGCTTGCCACAGCATATTTGGCTGGCAAAACTGTTATTCCACAATCAATCTCAGCGTAATTAAAGGAGTTTTAATTATGAAGATCGGATTCAAACCAAAAAGTTATCCTTACATTATCTGTTTTGAAATTGATGATAATCATATAGACCCTGAGCGGTTTATAAATGAACTTCTTAGCTCTGCCTCATCAAGACCAGAAAATGATCTTGATCTTGTAGTAACTGTTAAGAGTAAAAGCATTACTGATGCTGAATAATCAAAGTCAAGGAGGAAAACAAAAACAAACAAACAAACAAATAAACCAAATCAAACTAAAACAAATCAATCGAACCAAACCAAAACAAACTAAACAAGGAGCAATACCATGGCAATGATTCCTAATCTTTCCGAAATCCCTGACAAGGCACCCGTAGAAGCTGGCGAATATGACCTCCGCATCACCAAGGTCAAAGAAACCAAGTCTCAGCGAACTGGTCGATATGGATGCCAGCTCATTATCAACATCGATGGCGAAGACAACGCATCTACGATCTTTCATACTCTCTGGTATGGCAATTACAAAGACTATCAGGGCGATGATGAAGAGAAGAACAACCTCATGTGGAGGATGGTGAAAGATTTCCTTCGCGCACTTGGCTTAGATCCAGACCAGGAAACTGACGAGTCTGATCTGGTTGGCCTGGAGTTTACTGCAGAACTCAATTATAACGATGGCATGAGTACTGACGATGAAGGTAATCCGATTAAGATTGGAGCACCGAGGAATGAAATAGTTCGTGTAGTATAAAGAGTTAATTAAGCAAAACTTGCCGTTCACTATTGAACAACCAAACTAAAAGGTTCCCCATTAGTGAACGGCAACTTTAATTATTACCTTAAATCAGGATGCAGCGAGGGCATTTAAAAGGCTAATAACCTTTAGTAACGGATGACAGCGGGACCGTAGCCTAAGAGGTGGTAATATCCATGGAAATGACATCTAATGAGCGACCTGGCCATCCTGATTTAAGTTAATAACTTTGTAACATAGAGTAATTAGGAAAGAGTTTTCCAATCTCAAGGAGATTAAAATGACAAGAGGCCAACTAATCAAAGAAATCATCCAGGCAAATATGGCCTATGCTTCTGGCATACCATTCATGACAGACAGTGAATATGATTTGCTTTGGCAACAACTGTACGCTATTGATCCACATAACAATCTCCTTTACCATACCGCTCAAAACCGAGCAGCCTTGACAGGCAAAACCTGGCACAAACATCCAATATTTGGGACAAACAAAGCCTTCAATATGATCGACCTCAAGCCATTCCTTACAAGGTTTGGCTCTTACGTGCTTAAGATCGAGCCAAAATATGATGGCTGTGCAGCAGTTGTAACCCTCACAGACTCGGGAATTGCACTAACCCTTGAAGGAGATGGACGATGTGGAGCTGACATATCTCACATGATTCCATACATCAAGTTTCCCTTTCAGCTGAGGCACTTTCAAGCAGTAGAAATTCTCATACCTTTGAACGAGTGGAATCCAGACTATGGAGCCAATCCTCGCAATGTAGTGGCAGGATGGTTAGCTCGCAAATATGATAAGCCAAGTGCCATGATGACAGCCATACCACATAATTATGGCGAACTATTCACTGACTATACCTACTCCGGTAGCCTTGAAGCTATGGGAGAATTTTTGCTTGAGACATACAGCAACTGGTCAAAAATCTATCCGATGGATGGACTGATGATTAAGGTGGCTGATGAGAAAGTTCGCCTAGTTGCAGGTAATAATGGACAGACCAATAACTGGAGCATCGCCTGGAAACCACCAATCCAAGTTAAAGAAACCAAAGTGGTTGATATTGAATGGAATATAAGTAGGCTCGGCAGGGCAATACCTACAGTTGTATATGAACCAATTGAACTTTGTGGCACTACTAATAACCGTGTAACTGGAAATAATGCTCAATGGATTAAAGATAAACAGATTGTTATTGATTCTATAATAACTATTGGTAAAGCAGGAGAAATTATACCAAAGATAATTGATGTTGATAATGATGAATGGCTTAATAAACTTAAAATTAAATTAAGAAATGATGGAATAAATATTCCTGAGGATAAACCATTTGTTTATGGTCATTTACCTGAACATTGTCCAAAATGTCATGAGCCTCTTCAATGGGAAGGTGTTCACTTAGTCTGTAATGGACCGACTTGCATCGCCAAACTCATAGTATCCATTGCATATTTCTACTCTCAAAAAGGCATCAAGATCGACGGTGTTGGTGAAGGTATTATAGAAAAACTTCTTCAGAATGAGAAATGTTATTCTGTGTTATCAACCAAGCCCTGGGCCTTACTCGATCCACTTAGCTACGACATCGTACCGGACATAATAAATGAGATTGGAGTAACCATTTATAGCAACATCGCTGAGCAAGTATTCTCAATGAACAATCAATGCCACATGGCACACTTTGTTTCAGGATTAGGCTTGCCAGGATTAGCATATAAGTCAGCTCTTCGGCTGTGCCAATATCTTAAGACTGGCGAAATCAACATCCACATAACCGAGCGGGCCAAACAAAGTTTTGTAACCGCAGCGAGTATTTACACTAACGCTATTACGGAGATGAAAAACTTTTCATTTGCTCCACTCCCTACTGAGGCAAAAGCCATTTATTGCATAACCGGATCATTAAGCCAATCCAGAGAAGCTATGATCGAAATCTTAAACGGTTACGGCTATGAATTTTCTGCTGGAGTAACGAGAGAAACAAACTATCTTGTAGTCGGAGACGATCCTGGTAGAAACAAGATCGAAAAAGCCATACGCTATAACATTCCTCAAATAACTGAGGAACAACTTTTTGCATTATTAGAAAAAGAATTATTTGCTAGAGATAATAACAATTAACCCTCAAGGAACTAAAATGGAACCATTTGAATGTAAAGTAACAGCTCGTATTGACAAAGACTTGTATGATCAAGTCCAGGAACACTTTCACCATGGGCAGCAGACAAAGCTATTTCGGCAAATCTTTCTCTCGCTGAAAAGCATAATCTTGGGAGGAAAGTTCAATGAAGTCCTGGACTATATGTATAAGGGCAAACCATTAACTCTGCCTGGAATTGAGGAATAGATATGATCATTACAAAACAACGAGAACTAGCAGATTGGCAAAATAAGAACTTTCCAACTGAAGACTTATTAAAACTATCTAAAGAAGATTTAGTCATAATGATATGTAATCTTCAAATGGCTTTAGGTATGTGTGAAGAAGTTGGAGAGATAGCTCATGCAATCTTAAAGGGTACTCAAAGAATACGTGAAGGTAAAGATGGTATTGATAAAGATCTCATAGCTGATGGTTTCGGAGATGTTTTTATTTATGGATCTCAATTAATGACTCTTAATAAAGTTACAGTATCTAGTGCCATTAATCAAACTATTCAACAAGTTTTAAAAAGAGATTGGAATCAAAATAAAGATAATGGAGAAGTAAAATACACATCTAATGACGGAGCCTAACCATGCCACTAATGGATCGCATTTATACTCGTTCCTTCTTAGAAATGTCTTACCCAGAGCAAGCAAGAATAATTGAAAAAGTCCGCACCATGAGAACAAGCGCACTGAATGCAGCTTTAGTAAAATCTCAGCAGATAACCAAGTCTGCAATGAAAAACATTTCCAAGAACTCAGGGACAAAGCGAGGCAAGAAGATGCTAGCTGATCCGACTAAGGCTGCTACAGAAATGCTTGGCAAGCTTTCGGCAGATCAAATAGAGGCAATCAGAATGCAGTTTCAAAACTTAAATTAGATTATTATGGAGAATGAAATCATTTTAAAGAAAACTAAGAGAACTGATAAAAGACTCTTAGAACGAATGAAAAATCATTATTCTCAACCTAAAGGATTTGTTGGAAGAAATATTTGCTATGCAATATATTATAATGATTTATATTATGGGCATATTGTAGCCGGATCTGCAACTCGATATCTTCCTGGGAGAAACAGTTTTTTAGGAGTAAGCTTAAAAGATATAAACAAAGTAATAAATAATATCTTTTATAATATTTCTCCAATTAATGGTTCTTATCCTATTAGGAATTTTACTTCATCTGTATTAAAAGTATTCATAAAAAGATCTTCTACTGATTGGTTTAATAAATATGGAGATCATTGTATAGGATTCGAAACTCTTGTAGAATTACCACGTAAAGGAGATTTATATCTTCGAGCAGGTTGGAAACAAGTAGGGGTAACAAAAGGGTTTACTTGTAAAAGAGTTAATGATGTAAATGATTGGACTGTATCAAAAGATAGTTGGTCAGGACGTAGAGTATGGAATATGGATGAAGATAGTTTGAGGCCAAAGAATGTTTTATGTTTTAAATTATAAATTTTACACTAGGTAAAGCTATGCAATTATTTCAAATAGAAGAACGTAACATTTCAGAGATCATCATCAAAGACCGTGCTCGCATGGATGTTGGCGACATCTCAAGTCTTGCCGATTCCATCTCTATGGTCGGCCAGCTCCACCCGATCCTCATAGATTCAAATAACGTCCTAATCGACGGCTTGCATCGCATCGAAGCTCTTAAGAAACTCGGTAGAGAAACAATCGAAGTTCGAGTCTTCGACGGCATTACTGAGGACGATCACTTCCTGATCGAACTCCTGAGCAATATGGACCGCAAGGAATTCTTGTGGCATGAAGAGATAGACCTCAAGTATAAGCTGCACAACTATTGGCTTGAAGCCGCAGCTAAGGAAAATAAATCTTGGGGCTACAGAGAAACAGCCAAGAGACTTAAGTGCAGTCTTGGTGGATTATCTACTGACCTTGCTTTCGCAGAAGCCTTAAAAGTCTTTCCAATCCTCAAGCTCCAGACTACCAAAGGCCGCGCTAGGGAAGCCTACAAAGCTCTTGGAGAGCAAGCTAAGGCACTTCAGCGAATGGGCAGCTTTAGTGATACTGAAAAAGAACGCTTGGCTGCACTGCAAAGTGGTCAGATGACAGCCCCAAAAAAGAACACAGTCAAGAAAGCAGTCTTTGACAAAACCAAGCAGGCGAAAGAAAAGCTGGAAGACATTGATGAAGAGGAGCAGGAAGACGAATCTGAGAATGACCTTATTGATTCTAACATCCGTGTAATTTATGTAGCCGAAAACTATAAAACCTTCCTCGATAAGATTCCTAACAACTCTGTAGGGATGGTTGAACTCGATCCACCATACGCCATTGATTTCAACGACAATTATGGTAAGACAAACAAGATCGAATGTAAAGCAACTGATTGGGATGAGAAAGAACTCTATGACTTCTATTTCAATTACCTACCCTTAGTATATGAGAAGATGCTCGACTGTAGTTGGTGCTTAGTCTGGACAGGCAAGGAACACTTCATACAGATCAACAATATTGCAAAAGACATTGGATTCTCAGTTCAGTCTCCAGGTTCTTGGGTTAAAACTGGCGGCAGCACTAACAAGCCTAAGACTAATATGGTAAGTAATTGGGAAATGTTCTTGCTGCTCCGTAAGGGCAATGCACAGTTCAACACTCCTAGTTTTCCATCAGCAATTAACATTAACACAGTCAGTTCTGCTCAACGAATCCATCAATGGGAAAAACCGATTGAGCTGTATGACCACTTTGTAAAAGCTCTCGGTAAGCCAGGCACTATATTTATGTCTCTGTTCGCTGGCTCTGGCAATTGCTTAATCAGTGCAGCGAAAGCAAGAATGACACCGCTTGGATGTGATAAGGCACAGAAATATATTCCTGAATTTTACCAGCGGCTTGAAAACTATCTTGGGATAACTGCTGAAGTAGAAGGACTGTGATATGCCAAAATATTCCGTAGAGCAGTTACGATCTGATAAAGCTGTTCCGGCTGAACCTGGATCTAACTGTTGCCTGCACAAGAACATTGTACCTCTTGAGATAGGATTTGCATCCAAGAGCTGGCCAAATGGATATAAGAACGAACCTAATTATAACTTTGCCATTAATATTATTAGTGCAAATGTTATCCGGGTTCGATCTTATCTTTGTCTTGACTGTAAGCAAGAGATTAAAGCTCCAAACCCAGGAGCATTAACGAAAGATAGGATATGATTTATGTGTCGATATTGTTATAAAGGACAAAGTACTGATACATTTGAAATAGGCTTTAAAATTCATGATAAAGCATATGAGGTAACTTATTCTTTTAATAAATTAGAAGAGCAATTATTAAAGTATTTAAAAGTAGCCCCTATTGAAAGAAGAAAAGAAATTAATGCTTATCATAAAGAAGTTATTCGTATGAGGAAAAAGTTTAATAGATATTATAACAGTTTTCTTACAGAAAACAAATAGGATACCTCATGATAATCCCTAGCATATCAGCTACAGCACCAAAGCAGAAAGAAGGTTCTTTCGATTGCATGGCTGTAGATTGCCCAGCGACAGACAATATACTCACAGCAGAGATTGCCATGGTTGGCGAAGCTCCAGGTGAGATTGAAGTAATTAAAAACGAACCATTTGTTGGTCAGACAGGCTCTCAGTTCAATCGCATCTGTGCAGCAGTCAGAATTGCAAGACATAGAATATATCTCACCAATGCGTGCAAAGCTAAATTTCCAAAGAACAATACAGCAGTTCTCTGGACAGACAAGGGCTATCGTCATCCAAACTGGTCCAAATTGCAAGCAACCCTAATTGATGAACTTGCCCAATTCCCTGGAAAAGTAATAATGTTGCTCGGAGCTACTCCAATGAGGCTCTTGCTGGATGAGCCTAAATTTGATTCAATTACAAAATATCGTGGAAGTTTTTATCATGCCGAAGACTTCCCTCATTTGAAAGAAAAGCTGGCTGGAAAAATAATCGGCCTGAGCTATCACCCATCTTTCACCCTCCCGTATGGCAAGCCCATCCACTTCTATACGATGATCGCGGACTTTACGAAAGCCTTGCGAATCATTGAAGACCCAAGCCTGCTGACTGATAACGTAGATGTCAAGATCAAGCCCAGCTTTGAAGAGATAATGCAGTTCTATGCTCTCATTAAGACCAAGCAGTATGTAGGTTTTGACATTGAGGCAACTCCAGAATTCATCACCTGCTATTCGCTCGCAGTATATAACGAGAATCGAATAATCTCTATGTCTGTTCCTCTCATGAACAATCAAGGGAATTATTGGTCCCCCGAGGAAGAGGTAAAGATCTGGATTGGACTTGCAGAAATCCTGAATGACGATAAGATCGGTAAGATATGCCAGAATGGAATGTTCGATATCATGTTTACGTTCAGAACAATGAACATTAAAACAGATAATTTCTACTTCGACACCATGCTGGCGCAGCATATATGCTATACAGAACTTCCCAAGGGATTGGATTACCTAACTTCAACTTACACATACTTCCCCTACTATAAGGATGAAGGAAAGCAATCACACCTTAAAGCGATTAAAAACTGGCCACAATACTGGACATACAATGCCAAAGACTCTGCATACCTCTTGCCAATAACTGAGAAGCTTCTTGAAGAGTTAGGCGAGTTTGAGTCTATGGATGCCATGGATTATACCATGAACCTTCATAAGCCATTAATGGAAATGGAATTCAACGGCATACTTACAGACACAGACGGTATTGCTAAGATCAAATCTGAGTATGAACTCAAGCTGATCGAGCTTCAGGCAGAGTTGAACAAGATCGCAGGCAGAGAGCTTAACCCAGGTTCTGCCAAGCAAATGGTCGCATATTTCTATGGCATTTGTATGATCAAGCCATATGTAAATCGCAAGACTGGTGCAGTCACCTGTGATACGGTTGCCTTACATCGAATTGCTAAAAAGGATGTTAAGGGTTCCGAAGAAGCTAGGATTATTATCAAGATTCGTAAGTACCAAAAGCTAGTCTCAACTTACTTCAATATTCAAGTAGATGATGATAAGAGACTTCGATGTAATCATAAAATTTCAGGCACTGTTAGTGGTCGAATCGCTACGGAGAAAACCTATTTTGGAACCGGCAGCAATTTACAGAATCAGCCATATGTTTTTAAATACTATTTGATCGCTGATCCTGATTGGATTATGTGCGAATGTGACCTTGCCAAGGCTGAGGCGCATGTAGTCGCTTACCTCACTCAAGATGCCAATATGATTCAGTCATTTGAGTCAGGCATAGACGTTCATTCCTTTAATGCTAGTAAGATATTTGGAGTTCCAATTGAAGAAGTAATTCATGAGGCCAAGACTAAAAAGTCTGACCAGAAATCAACCATGCGTTACATGGGCAAGAAGGTAGTTCATGCATCCAATTATGCAATGGGGCCACAGACATTTTCAGACAATCTTGCGGCGGAGGAAATTTTCAAAAGCCAATCAGAATGTAAGAGATTGCTAGACATGTACTCTGATCGCTTTCCTGGACTGAAACGCTGGCATCGTTCAATCGAAGAAGAGGTTCAGAAGAACAGGGTCTTATATAATCTATTCGGACGACCTCGCAGGTTCTTAGGTGAAATGAATGCAGCCTTATTCAGAAATGCCTATAGCTATAAACCTCAATCCACTGTAGCAGAACTGCTGAACCGCGGAATGATTAAAGTAGTTAATGATCCTCGGATGGGCAAAGATGGCTTTGACATTCGCTGCATGACAACAGTCCACGATTCGTTTGTATTTCAGTTTCACAAAAGCCAAATCCCAAACTTGGTTCAAATCTTACTAATCATTAAAGATCATTTAACCCACACATTTACTTATAAAGGAAAAAGTTTTACCATCGGCTTAGATGCTAAGATCGGCACTCAATGGGCTGGAAACACGGCAGATATAAGTACTTTCAATCAAGAGTCTGTAGACAAGGCAATTGAAAAGATAGGATTTTAATTATGAAAATTGAATATAAAACTTATGGTAAAAGTATCCCACAGAAATTGAATGAAGTAAATGAAATCCTTAAAAAACAGTGTGAGCAGACTATGAAAGAATTTCCAAAGATATCACATAAATGTAATACTTGTGGTGGAGATGGTCTTGAGGATGTTTCGTACCATGGTTCTCCTCAATATGAACCTTGTCAAAGATGTGATGGAAAGAAAGATGTTATCTATTACAGAGAAATGACTGTGAATGAAAAGTTAGATTATTTATTAAATCTAATTATAGATATGAAATTAAGTAGATAAAATGGACAGCAATCCATAGCAATCATAGAGCATCTTGATAAGGACAATCTTTTACCATGTCGAGGCAATTAGATAATTGGCTGTCATACTATATGAAGTACACCCAGCGAACAGAACCTCCAGAACTATACCATCTGTGGAGCGGCTTAACTGCAATTAGTTCTGCCCTTCGTCGGAAATGCTACTGCAATTGGGGAGCACTTCGAGGTTATGTTTATCCAAATTTGTTCATTGCATTAGTCGGTCCACCTGGAGGAAGGAAAGGCACAGCAATGAAGATAGCAAAGAGCTTTGTGCAAAAACTAGATGTTAATATTGGTGCAGATTCGCTAGGATCAACTCAGGCGTTGTACAAAGAACTCATGGACAGCGAAGATACTTATGTTGATCACGCTGGGTTTACTCGCAAACATAAGAGCGTGTCAATCTGGTCAGAAGAATTTCAAGTCTTCTTGAACGATAGAGATCAGATGTTACTCGCAAGTCTTACTGACCTGTTTGATTGTGCAGACGTTTGGAAGTATAAGACCTTAGCCAGAAAGACAGAGGACATATCCAATTGTTTTCTCACAATCTTTGGCTGCATTACTCCTAGTTTGTTGCAATCTAAGCTGAGTCAAGATGCAGTTGGTGGGGGCCTGATATCACGGATTATCTTTGTAGTTGGTCAAGGCCCTAAGCAGCGAAGAGCATTGCAGTTTTTGACAGAAGAAGAGGAAGACATACAAAAGAAGTTAGAAAATGACCTGCAAGAAATTGCAAATATGTCTGGGCAGTTCACCCTAAGTAAAGATTTTCTCAAAACCTATGTACGCTGGTATGAACAAGAGTATGATGACTCTGGTGTGCCAAGTGAGCGCTTCTTAGGTTATAATCATCGGCGACCCTTGCATTTGAACAAGGTCTGTATGCTAGTGTCTGCCGCAGAATCGGATGAAATGATTATCACGGCTGAACATTTCGAGCAAGCCTTGGCAATAATGCAAGTAACAGAACAAGAGATGCCAAACGCCTTCTATGGACTTGGCTTATCAAGCAATGCGAACATTTATGCCAAGCTACTTTCCTTCATCGAGTCACGAGAAATATTCGATTGGACCGAAGTGATACGGAACTTTCACCTGGATGTAGAAAACCCACAGCAACTTCGTGGATATCTTGAAATGGCAGAACAGGCAGGTGTGGTCAAATCAGAGCATTCCATCACAAGTAGCCAATATCACACGATTAAGAGGACACACAAAGAAAGAGACCCAACTTATCTTGATCGAACAGTATTCAGGTTAATGGATAGGAATGTTATTAAAAATCAAATGGAGAAGAACTAAATGAATAATGAAATGGATAATGAAATATTAATAATGTGGATTTGTTTACTATATGCAAACTTTTTCAATTTTGCTGCCTTATATTTAAAGCAGGATGGAAAAAAAGTTTCTGCACTAGTTCAATATCATGGATTTTTCTTTTGTTTATTATCTGTAATAAACATTTTATTAAATCTTAATTAATAAAGGAATGATTAAATGAGGATTACTCAACCAACAGAATTTAAACCTATTACTATTATTCTTGGGACAAAAGAAGAAGCTGAATCATTCTGGGCAGCTATAAGATTCTCTCTTGATAAACTTGAGTTTAAATATAACGAAAAAGAAATTTTAATTGCTATATCTAACTGGTTTTCCAACTCTGCACAATTTTAACATAAGGACTTCATATGACACCTGAGACAAAAGTACTATTCTTTGACACAGAAACATCTGACTTCATTAAAAAATCCCTGCCTGCCAATGATCCAGAGCAGGCTTGGACTGTGCAGATTGGTGCGATTTTGGCCAGTCAACAAGAAGACATTGATCAACTTAATGTCATCATCAAAAGTAATGGCAGGTCAATGAATTATTATGCCCAAGAAGTACATGGCATCACGGTTGAGCGAGCCGACCAAGATGGCATTGAAGAACTTGAAGCTGCTGAACAATTTGGCAGACTTCTTCGCCAGGCTGACTTAATTGTCTGCCATAACTTCTCTTTTGATTGGAACTATGTTTACCAGATGATGGAACGCAACTTGGATGACTTGTCAGATGAAGCTAGGTCTGCATTCTATCTTGATCTTCCCAACCATTGCACCATGAAAGATAAAGCTGTGGTCAAAATGTGTGGACTTAAAAATAAAGCTGGCCGTGCCAAATGGCCCAAGCTAACCGAACTGCATGAACACTTATTTGGAGAAGGTTTCGATGGCGCGCATGATGCATATGCTGACATAACTGCAACCAAGCGATGCTTTTTTGAATTGGTAGATCGTGGAATTATTGTGCCGAACCTAAATTCTAGTGAATAAAACTGGTTGTTTATTTATTAACGGCCCGCCTTTAATACCTAGTTGAAGTTATTAGGCCAGCCTAAATCGTTATTTTTGTAATAATATTAAAGGTTTAGGCTGTTTTAAAAGGTTGAAAAATCTTCACCCGACGCTGTTTTTAAGGTTGACTTTTTACCACCCGTATGTTACCATAGAAGCATTCAATCAACATAAGGATATTCTATGGAAGAAACTGAAAAGAATAAAGCAATTGCTATATGGCTAAATCATAATGAGACACTTCAAAAGAAGCAAGTCTTTACTGAGAAGTATTCCCCATATAGCATGATTGGTAAATGTAAAAGACTAGACACAAGGATACAATACATGGATATTTTTGATCGTCTATTAGCTGTATCCAAAAAAGCTGGACAACTTTGGAATGAGATCAAAGAAAACTCTGATAAAGATACCAACATCGCTGTAATGCATAGCTTTAATGATTTGGATAAATCTACAATGGGCACAACTTATCGAAGGTTAGTAGAATTAAAAGAGCAAGACTTAATAAGAAAAGTTGTTCCATTTGAACTTCCAAACGAGGATCTGTCTATGCTAAAATCAATTCCAGCTATACCTGAAATGCATTCCTACATGATTAATCCCTACCTATTAAAGCCATGGAAGTATGAATTGGCAAAGCAAATCTGGGACTTAATCGAGCCAAAGGAGACAAACAATGTTAGATGATAAAATCAAAATGATGCTTCCATCAATTGATGAAAGAACCCGCAACTATTCGCTACGCGCAACTGAATGGCTTGACTTCTCTAAAGAGGTTTACAATCACATTGAACTCTACACTGTACCGCAGTATGGTGATAAGGGTAAAGATCAATGCTCTGAGTTCACCGAATCCGATTTCATCACCCAGATGAAAAAGTATCTAAATCGCTATGGCAAGAATTCTCGTGAAGGACAACAGAAGTTAGACTTGCTCAAGATTGCTCATTATGCAGGAATGCTCCATGCAAAACTAACTAACGAGGAAAAAGCATGATCGAAATCTTCGAAGATGATTACATAGACTTCACTACCGAATCTCAGGAATCAATCTTTATCTGCCCTACCTGTAGTTGTTTCAATGGAATTAATTGGTGCCTGAAAGATAATGACCACAACCTTAATGGTGAAGGTGTATTAACGAAAGATGGTTATAGTGTAACTATGTGCATCGACTATGAAAAAATTAACTGAACTAGATCTCCAGAATGCTCTGGACGAATGCGAAGTGATGCGGTTTTCCACTCATGGAGATTGGCTGGCTGGGATGGTGAAACGATTGAATGATGCGTTAGGACATTCTAGCTTTAAGTTGCATTCTAAGAAGCCAAAGAAGTTAGTTATTACTACTGGCAATTCTGTCGAACCTGAGTGTAAAAGCTGAAGTGCTTAACTACACCTGGAGGGTGTAAGATGATTCCAATATCAACTGTTCAAAACCTGAAACAACTCTCACATGCACTTGATCCTGGAACATTAATAAAATTAGAGGGAACTAATTTCTCATTCTATGTTTCAGGAGATGCAAATATTACAAATCTTACTAAATTAGGTAAAAAACTTCGAGGCTTCTATAGGAAAAACAAACATGAAAATAATCAAACCAAACGTTGAGTTCTTTGGAGCAGTTCCAACAGATTATGAATCCTCAATTCGTTTCATCGAAATGGCTGGTCGGACTTGTTACAAATCTGAAGACAAAATCACTCCTGATAGTACAGAGAAGTTTGTGAGGAAGTTGATTACGGCTGGGCATCTGGCTATGGTTGAACATAGCAATTTTGTAATACGAATGCACCAGCCAATAATAATAGTTCCAAACTTAATTGCTGTAATAGAAGCAACAGTTGGAAAGTATCTTAATGTAATTCAAGATGCAGATTACATTTATATTGGTGGAAGTTTAACTGCATGGTATCAAAGAGGAAATATAGTTGGCTGGGATGATTCAATATTCAGAGTTTTTGCTAGAGAGTATGATGATCTTTTTGATATTGTCATGCTGACACCAGTAAACACTCCGTGGCAAGTCTGTCCTCATGATGAGATTCCACCTAGCCTTCATCGCTATAGTGCCAAATTTATCTGTGACCGAGGTGTGAGTCATGAACTTGTGAGACATCGCCCATGCTCGTTTGCTCAAGAGTCTACAAGGTATGTGAATTATGCTGGAAAGGAAATGGAGTTTATTAGGCCAGATGGATTTGCTGAATGGTCAGAAGAAAATCAAATACGTTTTATGATTGCTTGCAGTGAGGCAGAAGCAGCATATAATGGACTGTTACTCAAAGGATTAACACCACAAGTAGCCAGAGCAGTTCTACCTAATGCCCTTAAAACTGAACTTGTAGTAACTGCTGATGCTGCTGAATGGAATCACATTCGTAAGCTACGAACATCACCAGCAGCCCATCCTGATATGCAGCGAGTTATGAGCATGATGCCTTGGGAGGAATTTTTATGAAAACATTCCGCCTGAAGGCTGACACAACCTTTCGAGCAGAAAACATAGATGAGGCTTTTGAAATTCTAAGTGAATATTTCAAAAGTTTGTCAAGTGGTGAAGCTGAATGGACCTCTCCATTTGAGGATGGAAAGATATTTATAGAGCCTGTAGAGTAATTAATAATGCCAGAACCTACAATGTACCGTAAGTTCTGGCATCATCACTTGCTTACTGTATCATCTTTGATACTTCAAAATATTTATTGAACAACATCTCTCGTTGCTGCTGCAATTGTCCAAGTCTTTCCCGAACATTTGTTGTCTGTTCAATTTCTTTCAACTTATTAATTACTGCCTGATTCCGATTCAGGGAACTTTGAAAATTTTCATGCAGCTTCATTTGTTTGAACTTATCAATATTTGAGTTCAAGAAAGTTCGCTTATCTTCCACATTCTCTAGCTGCCTCTTGAAGAGCTTTACTTCCTTTCCAGCCTTAGTAAATTCTTGTTCGTTACTACTCTTTTTGTAATCCTCTCCTCTGCCATAGTTCCAATAATAAAGCTTACCCCCAATTGGAATGGACTCAACAATCCTTGCATGATCAAAATTCATGGTGTCTCCAGCAACATAGTCTCCGTATGCTTGACCAAGATCCTTACTGATAGAATTAACAAATCTAAATGGAGGCAAAATCTGCCCAGCCAGCCCAGATCCTAAACCTTCTCGAGTAGTTTGCATACGAACATATTTTGATGCTCCACCCATGGTGAGAAAGTTCTCAATTACGTGATCTTCAAACTTCACATCTTTGCCAAGCAAAAAGTCTTTCAGTTCATCCGCACCAGCATTGGCTAATGTAAGTAAACTCACCAGCTTGATCATATTCCCAATTCCTTCAATAACCTGATCCTTTTCTCCACTCTTAATCTTGTGCCAGGCTTCATTTCTGAATACATCAAACTGCTTGATTGTGTAGGTCTTGAGCATATAAAACACTCGACCATTACCAGACTTAAGGTATTGTTCTGGCATTTCTGACAAAGCAACTGGCTGAAAGTCTAACAATCTATGGTACAGTAACATCTTCACATTGTCAGTTGGATTGCCAGCGAGCAAATCATTTATAACACTTTCCGATTGAGTGCCAAATATCGGTTTGAGTTGCTTCAACAGTTCTGTACGTCCAGCCTCGCTGCTAGCCATAACTTTGTAATTATCAAACGCATTGTTAATTAACGTCTCTTTTCCGATTGAATCAATGCGCTCAAGACCAACTTTTTTGAATACCCAACTTACTGCATTGCCAAGCGTCGTTCCATCTGCAAACTCCTGAGCTATTCTTTCAATTCCGAGATCTTCCTTAGTTATTTCAGACTTCTTAGTTATGGCCTTAGAAATATTCTTAACTGTACTAGCCAGGCCACGTGGCGTCCATACTCTACCTACATACATCGCCCAGGCAAGATCTCCAATCTGCGTCAGTGCTGACAATGGCGATCCCATTACGTCGATGTATGACATGTTCTTATAGGCATTAACTATGCCGGTCGTTCCATGCTCGTGGAACCTAGCATCTAGAATGTCCCTAACTACCTTTTCATCTTCTGCCTGGATTCTTCCAGACATTCGCAGGTCATTAATATATGTGCCGATATTCTCAGTATAATCTCGCTGAAGTTTGTACTTATCCAACTCTTGTTCAATTCTCAACAGGTCACTAGCAACATCATCTATGCGTGCAGTATTATTGGTGAGTTCATACTCTTTGAGCATTGCAGTCTTTCGTTTCTTCTCAGACTTTAGGTTTGCTATCCTCTCTGGAACCTTACCAAAGAAACGCCTAGCCTCAATCTTCTTGGTCATACTATAGATGTATTGCATCAATGCTGCATCACTATCCATGTAGTATTTATTCAACTCAGGAGGGACAGTTTCATATACACGAGCTTGAATATTCCCTGGGCCACCAATACCTAGATTACGGCCAAGAATCGTGTTGCTTGCAATATCTGCTGCCTGCTCAGGATACGTTGCCTCAAACTTCTCAACGCTCATTCCTAACTTATCTGCATACTTCTTAATTGCATCAGTGATAACTGGTCGTTGAGAAATGCCTTTCGTTGCCTGCAAAAATCCTTCTTGATCCTTAATTATGCGCGGCCAATACTCTTCTATGAAGCCAACATCATAACCAACATCAAGAGCATCTTGTCTGATTTGATTCAAGACTGTTCGCAGCTTTTCTTGGTCTGCAGCCATTCCATATTTTTCTGCAATCTGTTTGATCTTTACTTCGTCTGAGTTACGTCTTGCTGCATCCCAAATAAATTTATCTTCCTTAGACATTGACTTGGTCTTCTCAAGAAGTGGATGAGCAATTCTTAGGGCAGTTACAATCTTTTGAGCAGTTCGGAAGTCGAGGTTTCTAATCTCTGAACGAAGCATTGGATCGACATTCTTTAGCCTAGTCGAGATTGATCCTAATCCTTTGTCAAACAGTTGCTTGATTTCATGCCCACGCATGCGAAGAGTTTGCCCGATTGTTCGAACCAAACTATTTCGTTCAGTGAACATTTGGTTGTAAGTCTCATCACTGATCTTCTGGCTTGGAGTTTCACGCACCTCAAACATCGGCATACCTTCACGGAGTGCCTTTGATTTCATGCGATTAGTAATGGGTAAAGCCAATTGTTGTGTTGTATTGTTCTTTTCTCTACTAATAATTTCAACTATGTCAGCAGGATTCTTTTGTTTAGAAAACTCTAATTGTTCTTCAGCTTCTTTTAAAGTGTCAAAACTAAAAAACTCTTCGCCATTAAGAAGAAAAACATATTCAGTTTTATATTCTCCAAGTGTAGTTTCCTCTACTTTCGCATTCCCCCACTTACCTCGATTGAACTCTTTATTCAGCATTGAAGGAAGCATCTGGTCATAGAAGCCTTTCATGCCTTCACCACCAACTTGCAGATCTATTCCAGAAAGAACTTTAAAAACATTACCACCAGTACCTTCATTATTAATTATCTTATTTGCTATTTCTACTCCAACATGATCTTTCAATTGTTCTTCAGTTAAATCATTTCCAACAAGTCTAGTTGCATTTGCGCCAACTGCTCCAATTGTTTTTGTTTTTAAAGCATATAAACCATTAGGTTTCTTATAATAATGAACTTCATTAATATAATTAGTTAATTTATATCGATCCGCTTGCTGCTGCCCAGTAGTCCAGGCAATCTTATCAAATCCATTCTCTGCTGCATACCTGATCATGCGCTTCATTGCAAGCAATGGCCAGGATTTTTTGAATGGAGCGTCTGGAACACTTTCAGGATTTGTCATTTGAGCAGTTTCTAATGCTTGCTCAGCAGTTTGTCCTTCATCTGGAATAGCCTCTACTATTTTTCCATCTTCATAAATTTCCCAGACATAGGCATCTTTATTAAATACAGCTTTTCTATCATGTTCTTCATTATAACCTTTCTTTCTTCCCTCCTGATGCCAATCGCTCTGCACCTCTTCAAGAAACAACACTCTGTTTCCATCAACATCAGTTCGTTCATTAAACCTGATGTGAGTTAGGATATTTGGCTCGTCCCAGTGAGATGATTTATAACCTTTATCATTATGTGCATAGCTACCATGAAGAGTAAAAAGTTCTTCATTATTTAAATCAGTAAAAGATTTTCCAAACATTGCCTGAGCATCTTCTTCAGGAGAGGTTTGTTTTGCTTTAGAGGTAATCAAAAGTTCCTGATAATTCTTTCCTCCAGGAAGTTGATAGTTAGAATATCTTGTACTTTTGGGTGATGCAAAAGACTTAATAATTTCCTGAATTTCTTTTGGTACAGCATTAAAATCAACAACATTATTAGAAGAATCCATTAAAAAAGATTCTCCATCTAATTCTTCATATTGATAGCCAAAGTTTTTTAATTGTTTATTTAATTCTACATTATTACTAAGATCATTATTTACAACTTCTTCAAGCTGAACATTATTATCTTTAATGAAGCTAACCAACTCATCCTTGCTAACCTTCCCATCTTTACTGTCCAACCATTCATCCAAGCCAATCCAATCTAGTTCTTCCTGCTTGATGCCAGGATAACCTTTGATCATTCCTTTCCATTGGTCAGGCGTAGCGATCTTTTGCGTGAATCCATTGACTGCATTCTCCAAGGCTGAGTGCCACTTAGCTGCTGCCTGTTCTGCCATTGGAACAGTCGTAGAAATTGTTTGATTTCCAACTTTGCGTTCATAAATCTTCCCACTTTCTACCTCACGAGCTAATCCATAAACTGTCTGCTTACCCATAGCCAGCAACTGCTGAAAGAAATCCATCACCCTTTGAATGACTTTACCAAACCCAGTGTTTCGATAAGCATCTCTGTCAGTCATAATCTGAGCGAACATATTTGCCCGGTTTTCAACCATCGCCTGGCGTGGATCTTTATGCTTGCTGAGAGCAAACTTCAGCTTGCCTGCCTTTCGAAGTTTATTAAACTCCTTATTAAGAGCAGCATCATCCTCTGTTGTAATCAATCCAAGATTGTCAAGGACATGCTTGTTTTCATGCCAAAGAGTTTTGTTGTCTGCAAAGTTTTCATTAAGTAGAATTTTGTTTCCTCTAGTAATGCCTAAAATTATTCCTCTTTTAGACATTTGACCAGTTTTAATTGCTAATGCTATATGACTTTGTCCAGCTTTTTGAATACTATTAATTGTAAGCCCTTTTCCATTCTTGAACTGCACAGAGATTGTACCATCTTTAAACTGAATAATGGTCTGACCTGGGAATGCTTTTTCAATGTCATCAAAAGTTACATTGTTAATATAATTTTGACCTTCACTAGTTTGAAACTGTGCACCTTTACCGACTGGCTGTTCATTATTGAACGCACTTGACAAACCTCCGGGCAAGTTTCTAGGAATCTCAGGTGTGACTGCTTGTGGATTAGTCTTTGCAAAATCTCCAAGTTCTTGCGCAATCTGTTGAAACCATGCCTGACGTTTGTTCTGTTCAGCTAAAGACGGTACAACATTTCTATTTGGTTCAATGCTGGCTGCTGCATCCTGCTTAACATTTCCTTCAATCTTATCCAGTTGTGTCTCAAAGAACTTCTTCCGCATAAATGCTTCAGTTCCAGGAGTCATTTCCTCATTGCGGAGATTAAGTTCTTTCTTAACTTCTTGCCAGTAGTTTTCAATAATTGCTTTTTCACGTTCAGTAAAGTTCTGAGTCAAGAATACTTCCGCAGACTCCCAAGCACTCTTAACTCCAGGCTGAACAAACATTTGATTATAAAGTTTCTGCCTGACTGCTGGATCACTTTCTTGAGTAATCCTACTCATGATCTGCTTCAACTCTTTACGTCTCTGTACCATGTCTGCATCTTCACCCTGCTGAGCAAACACTTCAGCTGAAGCAGCAGCATCTTTAACTCCAGGCAGCATAAACATCTGCTCATAGAGTTTCTGTCTTGCCTGAGGATCAGGCTCAACAACTATGGATTCAAGAACTTTATTAAGGCGTTCCTGATCTTTAGCCCTAACCAATTGATCAAACTGACTAAGATCTTGACTTTCAAAAGTTTGAGCAGCCTCCTGAGCATCACGTTCAAAAGTCTGAAACAATCCGTCATAGACTTTTTGCAACTCTTGTTTCTTTTGCTGATCCTGAGTAGCTGCAATTTGATTCGAAAGCCTATCTAAGATATCTTGCTGTTCAGTAGATTTTTCATTAAATACTTGCGCAGATTCTGCTACATCTTTACTAGTTACCCCAAGCCAAAGTCTATTATAAAAGTTTTCTTTCTCCTGACGAAGTTCATCAGCTTTCTTTGCAGGAGCAAATTCTTTAGCTTGATTCACTTCTTGAATTTGTAACTGACGGTTCAGCAACGCATCCTTTTCCTTCCTCAGATTAATAGCCCGTTCAGCAATTGCTGCTTTCTTCTCAGGATCTTTTTCATCCTTATATTGCTTACGTGCAATTTCTTCTCTCTTCTTAATTGCCTCAAGATCACTATTGATCTTCTGAGCCTCAGCTTGACGCTGTGCAATTAGTTTATTTTCAATATCTTTTACTTGCTTCTCTTCAGGCGACAGCGCCTCATATTCTTTCTTAGCAATCTCTTCCTTCTTCGTCATTTCTGACTTAATTCGATCCAGAAGATCCTGATTATTTTTGTTATCATAAACAGTTTTTCTAGTTAACTCAGCTGGAGACACATTCAGTTCTCTTGCTTTCTGATCAAGTTTATCAAGGTCAGTCAGCAGTTCCTGTCCAGCTTTAAGATCTTCATTTAATTTCTGTACACTCTGAGCAATCTGATCATCTTTCTGGCTAAGAATATTCCCTGCACGCCTATCCAGTTCAAGCTCTGCCTCAGTCTTTACAGGGCCAACATCTTTGCCTGGCAACAAGTTTGCACCACCACCCATTGCGCCACCAAGAATAATTGCCTGGGCAGAACTTTCAGGCACACCTTCCAGCAATGGCTTATCAAGCGCAGCATTTGTAAAGATAGTCTCTTGGACAGTTTGCGGCAGTTCTTCAAACACACCTTCAGTAATGCCCCCACCAAGGATTGATTTGACAACTCCTTTAAAACCTTCCTTCTTGGCTGGATTCAACCCATTAACTACCATTGTATCTATATCGGCAAATCCAAGCTTCTTTGCTAACGATCCACCAACAGCCCCAAAGATAGAAGTGCCAAGGCCAGCTGCTACTGCCAAGCCAGCCTGCTTTCCTGTTAACAGTCTATCGTCAGTAGCATTCCTTATCTCTTCCGCTGTCTGGCCAGCACCTATTGTACCTTCACCAACTGCTCCAGCAGCAATAGCAGATCCTGTTTTACCGAGAGCATTGATGGCTTGCGGAGCGAACTTAGCTCCTAATGCTAGGGCACCCTTACCAATTACACCACCAGCAGCTACAGACGGAAGCGTCTCAACTATTCCGTGAGCAATTGTGCTTGGATTCGAAATCATTGCCTTAGCAGTATCTACGAATCCAGTCGCTGCATCTACTTGCTGGTTCGCTGCCTGTTGTGCAGGAGAATATTCCTCATTCAAGCTTTGCTGCCATTCACCTGGTTTTACGCCAACACTTTCAAGGCCCTTACCAACTCTACCACCAGTCGGAATATCTGCCAGCCCAACAAGTCCTTGGCCAGCACCTACAACACCCTTAGCCAGAGATACTCCTACATCCTTTAGTGTTGATCCAACAGTTCGTTCATCATCAACTGTAGGAGTAGCTGTGCTGTTCATGCCAAACATCTTGTCAAACTCATCCGGTTCGTTATCAGCAACTCCAAACAACTTATCAAACTCATCCATTAAATTTCTCCATTAGCTATTTTCTGAAGAATAGTTGCCCTATCAATGTTTGGATTAGCCTTGATTAATGCGTTAATCTTACTTCTTTGTTCCGGTGTAACTTGAGGTACTGTACTTGTTGGGGCCTGTCCAGACATTCCATCAACATATCCAGTACCTTCTGCGTTAGGAATCATGATCCTTTGTCTCTTACTCATTCCAGTTGGATCATTCGGATCAGGTTCATCAATTACCATAGGCTTCAATGCACTTTCCTTAATCGGAGGTTCCTGTGCAACCTGACCTTGGATATCTCGTAATCTATTTTGTCCTTGCACATCTAGTTCACTTATCCGATTCGCATCAGCCATCAGTCGATTACGTTCTGCCTGAGTTCCTAGCTCTGCTCGATTAATATCCTGCCCTGCAATTTCACTTTCCATCTTTGCATCAGCAAGAGCTTTTCTATTTTGCAGCCCCTGCACAAACAATCCACCTAAACTATTATCCTTCGGAGTTTCAGTATCAATTGGAGTTGCTCCAAAATATCTGCCTCTTGGAGATTCCATATATGCATTATATCTTTCTTTTTGCTGCCTGTGATAATCATCCCAAGTAGTGGCATTACCAGAAGCGTTACTAGAAGCTCTGTTTATGTTTCTTAAATTAATTTTGCTAGGATCTGTCTTGCTTGCATCATATGAAAGAGTGTTTCCCCCAATGTCATAAGTAACTATATTTCCATCAGTTCCAACATTCATCTTACCCAACTCTGAATCTCTCTGAGCATTAGGAAGTTCTTTCAGTTTAGGAACATTTGTATTTATTAATTGATTATTATTTATTGATGACAACATATTTCTTTCAACTACACGAGTTCCTGTGCCAATTCTATCAGGACGAGAATTTACTTGAGGTGAAAATAGACCACCAGTCATTACTGAATCTTCTGGATTTCCAGCTTTATAAGGAGACTTAAGTGAAATAGGTTTTACTGGCTGAGCAAGTCCAAAATTAATATCTGATGGCTGAACTTTAAGTTTATTTTTTTCTTCCACATCAAATATATTCATTTCATCTCCTTTAATTATACAAAAGTATTCGCGCTTGTCGATACCACACTATTCAACGATGCTAAGGCTGCCTGAGCAGTCTTGGCAAAAACATCAGCCGCAGCAGCCAAAGCCTGCACATCAACTTGGCTATTCTGAGTCGCATTATCTCTTCTATGCTTATATACATCAACCCCAGCAGTCAGTTCAGCCAGTTTAGACTGCAATATCATCTGATCCCTAGATTGCCGTGCTCTATACCAATCCGCGGCTGCACTCATCATCTTAGCTTCTACGTCTGTGTTAAGAGCAGCAACTCTAGCTGCGGCATCAGGAGCTGTAGACAGTGCACGAATATAATCAACAGCAGCATTCATTGCAGCAATCCGAGATTCAAGTGCCTTACCGATTGCAAACTTAATAGTTTCAATGGCAATCTCAATTTGTTTTGTTGCAACTGCTGTCGAGGCTTCTCCAATCTTGCCGGCCTGTTCAAAGGTTGCCTGGTTCAAATCATAAACCATCGGCCCTTGGACAAGAGAAAAACCTCTTGCAGCATAGCCAGCAGAGATGCCACTTGCAATTCTTTGGCCATCCCGAATAATCCTGTCTCTGGCTCGCTGAACTATCTGATCCTCAAGTGCAGCAGGTATCCCAGTTCCACCATTAGTAATTGTATTGACTAGCCAATTAGTTGCTTCGTCAAAAGCATCACTAGCCAGGGGATAATAAAGGGTAAAAAAGTTTGCTAGCTGCGCAGATAGTAAAGCAATCAACTCATCTCGCTCAGCTTCATAATTGTATGTAGAGTCTGCTGCTGTAGGAATATCTGGCTCTACAGCCTCAACATCAAATCCAGTCAGAGTTGATGGTGGAGTGAGATAAAATCCTGCATTAGTACTAATCAAATCATTAGCTGCATCTTGTGCTGCTGTAGTTGATCCATTTGCAGTCGCAATCGCATTCGCAATAATTTGATTTATGATATCAGATGCATCAGACATTAAAGTCTCCTATTTAATTCAATGATTTCAAGCATAATACTCGCGAGATCAAAATCATATCCAGCATTATTTGTCAGAACTGGGTTCCAATAATATCCAGACAATTCACTTCCCATGTTAATCCGATGCTTTCTAACTGCCGTACTTGAACTGTTTGCCTCAAATGTATTGGTCTGTCCATCAGTTTCAATTACTAAGGCCATTTTGCCATCAGATCCTACATCTACATAAGCCGATGTTACTCGCTTCTTATATATTGATCCTAAATCAGTCCGGCCAAAATCCACCAGAGCATCTATATCAACTCCATTGTCAGTATTTCCAGTAAGTTCATAAATACCATCTGCTGCAATTCCATAGCTTATTCCATCATGAGTATAAAAAGCTGTATATCCATAATTATCATACTGACTAGATGTACCTGTATCAATATTTACTACCCAAACTCGTGAAGTATTATCCAGTGCTGGACCAGTACCAGAAGCAGCAACTATATCTCCAAGCGTTGTCAGAGATGTATCAAATGAAGCAAGGAATGATCCAATAACTGTATATGAATCTGTGGATGTTAATGAAGCTAACAACTCTGCAATATATGCCTGGTTGCCAGAGATAGCACCAGTTATTTCTCCAGATGAGTTAAGAAAGACAATATAATCTGGACGGGGAGACAGGCCAGTTAGAACAAAACAAGTATTATAAAGTTTTCTCTCTCCTGGAGTAGCATCATAAATTCCCAACGAAACTAATGCTGGAAAATTAACTTCTCCTTCTCCATATTCTCCTTCTCCTCCCTTAGATATTAAAGCTGGCAAATCTGCGTCTCCATCCATGTAGGAGATTGTGCCAAGTATTCCAGCAGAGATCAGATTTGACATGGTGGCATAGCCGTAATTGATCACAGTCGGAACATACAGTCCACCCTCGGCATAAGATTCAAGTGCTGGGAACATAGCATCTCCAGCACCATAGCTTGATATATCTCCACCGAACCCGGACAGTGCAGGAAGAGTGGTATATCCATAGTTAGTTGATGTGGTGGCTGCGAAACTGCCGGCTCCTGAACAAGTTAGTGAAGCATACTGAG